ACAATTGTATATTCAGCATCCCAATCTGGTCCACCCAATAATTTATTTTTTAACAATATACGTATTTTTTCTTGTCCAATAATAGGAATTCTTTCGTCTAATCCAGCCACATCAAATATTTTTACATCACCGGTTATAACATTACTTTCAAATAAAGATTCATTTATTGTAAATCCAGCAATCGCTGAATTATTTTCAGAATCGATTGTGTATGATGCCCCCTTATAATTTATGAAAGTTATTTTCCAGACCGAATCAGTACTAAAATGAGAATCTACATGTGACATATTATATCTTACCTAATTAAAATAAAGGGTTCTTAACTCACTCATAATTTGCGCAGAATAAGTATTTTCTATTAAAATAATTTCTTTTTTTTCATTATTTTTCATTAATTCATAATCATAATTATATATTATTTTTCTTTCTGAATCATCAAGATCATTATATGTTTCTTTATTAATGATTGCAACTTTTTCCAGAATTTTGCCAGTATCCACAGTCGCTTTAGATTCTGTTCTTAATATTTTTTCATAATGATGTATACCCGTTCTTGCAGAATCAAGTGAACCATATTTTTCTTCGATAAACAGCGTTAATTCATTTCCAAATAAGGGCCAATCATATAAAGGATCTAGAATATGATTTGCTAAAAATATTAAATACGTATAATCAGAAGATCCATAATATCGATGAGCTATAATATCAGGCCTTTCGAATTCCTTTATTCTATAAGGATAATATGAAGAAATATTTTTTAAAATTTTATTATTTATATCTACTCTGGACAACAAATTTGTTGCAAGCGTGGCCCTAATCGGAGTAACTTTATCTATATTATAATAAAATGTTTTATAATTTCTAAAAAATTCTGACATTAATAGTCCTCCGCATGTGATCTATCTAGAGTAAAGTTTTCTTTGAATTGAAGCTGTAAATTTATTGATGTCGGTAAACCATTTTCTTCAAAAAATTTAGGTGCATATTTCGCTTTAAGTGATGTTAAAAAAGAATTTCCTATACGATGTAAATATGTATTTTTTTCTAAATTACTATAAAATTGAATCCTATATGTATTAGGAAAAGAAAAGAAAGCAGAATTCATTTTGTTTGAAATTTTTAACGTTGTTTTCTTTTTAGACACTCCCGGATGATGGTCCAATCCTATTGGATCATATGACACTATTTCTTGTTCGGGCTCGACAACATTGGACCCATCTAAACTTAACTGATTTAATCCAGGTAACATACCGACTTTTAAATTGGTTATAATTTTCATAAGGGCTTCGGATTCGCTCGCAGATTTAGGATTAAAGTCAAAAGTGAAAGAATGTTGACGTAATTTTTTTACTCCTGTAAATATAAGAGATGTATATGGATTTCTCGACTCTCTCATAGACATGGAGGCCACTTGTTCTCCTTTTGCGTGTGAAGGAGCTAATGCACCAAGAGCAGATGTAATATTAAATTTAATATTATTTGCAAAATCTCCTCTAACACCTTTACTATTATATGGTGAAGCTTGTTGCATAACATCTTTACCCATTCTTCCATAAAACTCCATTGATTTTTGTATAAAACCGCTACCAGATCCACTTGAAAAAGTCTCAAAATTTTCTTTTAAGTCTTTTGTTATTTGATGAGCATTTTGAGACAATATATCTCCAAAAATACCTAAATCCACATCGGAATAATCTGCGGAATAGTGTGTTTTTAATGAACCAACTGGCAAATGTAAAACAAAACTTTTACCTCGTATATAATAATCACTTGCCTCATTACCGGAAGTAATTTGTTCAAAATTCATCTGAGCATTAAATGCATCTTTATTTTTAATGGGTGGTTTAAATATCAATTCTGATATTACCATAAAATGTTGCAATCCTTTAGTTGTAGCAATACCTTTAGGATATTCGAATCTATTTTCGCCCAATAAACTAGTTAAATTGCCGCTGGGATTTTTTGTTATAGCCATTTATCTTTCGCTCTTTAATAAGTTTTCCAAGTCAATTTATACATATCACCATAATCCTCAATACATCTTTCTCTAGTATAAATTTCAGTTTCTTTAATTGTCACATTTAATGTAGCTGTTAGTGGTGCATTTGTTTCTTTAAAAAAAATAGGATTTTGTGTTCCTGCAGAATATTCAACTGTAAAATCTTGTATAACCGCGTTCTTAATTGTTACTAGTTTATTCTTATTTTCTTTACTATAATCGTTAGTAGTAGGAAAAAACGTAATATTAACTTTATCTGGCATTGTTAAAATTCCTGTACTTTGAGAAGACACTTCATCGTCTCGTCTTGTTGTTACTTTTTCAGGTAACATTGCGTGTTTAAAAGTTTCAATAATTTGTTTTATGGTATTACTTTCATTAGAATTTTTAGGCATTAGCACAAACGAAAAAGAAAAATCTCTAAATCCCACACTATTAAATACGCTTGTAACATATGGATTTTGTATCGTATTTAACCCCTTTGCTACTCCCGCTTTTAAACCAGGAGTTCCGCTTAACACTACATCTGAAGCTATTCTGGCAAAAGAGCTTGGGTTAAATGAAGATATTCCTGTTTTTGCAATATTCGATAATCTATCTATGTTTATATTTCCAGCCGCCGCTCCTACTGCAATTGCACCAGCAACATCAAATTCGGCATTATCATAGGTTACATTAATAGCATCATTTATTTCCGGAAAAGGTAGCACTACACAAGAAGCTATTTTTGAAGCTCCGTGTTCAATAGTGGCAAATTCAAACATGCAAAATTTCTTTGATTCTGGATCTTTCACAGAAGATCCGAGATTTCTTGGAAATCTGTGAACAGGAATACCTGTTTTCGCATTAATTAATTGGTTTAACTTAGTGTCTGTGGTCATTATTCTCCTTATTATACATAATATTTAGCATGAGTTACAAAGGGAAATATAAAATAAAGAATCTAAAAAAGTATAGGGGAGATCCTACTAAAATAACTTATCGTTCTTTATGGGAAAAAAAATTCATGAATTATTGTGAAGAAAATCCTATGATTATTGAATGGTCGAGTGAAGAAATAGTTGTTCGCTATAGGTCTCCTATTGACAAAAAAATACATAGATATTTCCCTGATTTTTGGATTAAGGTAAAAAGAAAAACTGGTTTAACAGAAAACATTATTATAGAAGTCAAGCCCAAAAAACAAACATCTCCTCCCAAGAAACCCAAAAGAGTTACTAAGAGATATTTATCCGAAGTATACACCTTTGGTGTTAATGAGGCAAAATGGAATGCGGCTATAGAGTTCTGTAAGATCAGAAAATGGCGATTTGAAATCATTACGGAAGATCATCTTTTTTAACTAAATATAACTATGGCTCAACAAAATCAAACATTTTTAGATAGATTAAAAAACGCATTGAGAAGGAATGAAGGACAACCAAAAACACGTAACGCATCACAATGGTTTCGTAGAAAAGTTGGTGCCCTAAGATCAGAATTGCGAAGTAGATTTAGTGAAGTTGATACAGCAGACGAATTTTATAAAACTGCTAAAAAATCAGGCACGGGAACAATATTGCCTGGAGCAATGGCGTCCTATTTTTATGATCCAAAGACTAAAGAAAAAATGAAATACTATGATAGATTTCCTTTAGTCATGTGCGTAAAAATGTATGGTAATGGATTTCTTGGTTTAAATTTTCATTATTTACCCCCATTACTTAGAGCAAAACTGATGGATGCTATTGATCAAACTAAAAGCGTAAATTATGAAGCCCTTTCAAAAATTAAAGTGCTTAAACCAACAGTAAAAAGATATTTATATAAACATATTACATCTAGAGTAGTAATTATAGACGAAGACGAAAAAGAAATTGCATTATTTTTACCAACAGAAAGATTTAAAAAAGAAAACAAACTTGTTGTTTGGGGAGACAGTAGGAGAATGATTAAATGACTTTAAGCATAGACAAATTTAGAAATACCCTAAATGTCAAGGGCGGTCCTGCGCCAATAAATAGATATGAAGTTTATATTCCGAGAGGTGAAATGAGCGATTTAACATTTCGTTGCGAACAGGCAGAACTTCCTGGTAAATCCATACTCACAGTTGAAGATAAATTATATGGACCTGTAAGAAAAATTGGGTATGGTCAAATGTTTATTGATACTACAATGACATTTATTTGTACTGCAGAAGGATGGGAAGAAAAATCATTTTTTGATGATTGGCAAAATCAAATAGTTGATCCTGATACGCATGACGCTTCATACTATGAAGATTATACGTCTGATATTTGGCTAAGAACATTTACAGAAGAAAATAAACCATCGTATGGAATAAAATTTGAAGAAGCATATCCTTTAAATGTGGGAGCGGTAAATATAGGATGGGCGCAAAATAACGAATACGCAAGACTTAGTGTCACGTTCGCATATCGAAAATGGAGCCAATTACCAAAACTAGTTCCCTTAGACGTAAATTTAGACGTAAATAAAAATAGTTTAACTTAAGACTGGAGATATAATGAGTTTACCCGTAATTGATGCACCAACGTTTGAAATGAACCTGTTATCAATAAAAGACACAATAACATATAGACCATTTTTAGTCAAAGAAGAAAAACTTTTATTAATGGCTATGGAAGCAGGAGACCAGCAAGAAATAATAAAAACTTCAAAACAAATAATTAATAATTGCATTTTATCTGAAAATGTTAATGCTGATAAATTACCATTATTTGATTTACAAATGGCATTGTTGAAAATAAGATCAAAATCTGTTGGCGAAGAAATTGAAATAGTGATGAAGCATTTAGATGGAAAAAATAGTAACGAAGAGGAATGTAATGGTTCTAGTAAAATAAAAATAAATCTTTCTAATTTAAAACTTACTGTACATGATGATCATTCTAAATACGTTAAATTAACAGACACAATTTCAATTGAAATGAAATATCCCACCATGTCTGTTTATAATCGTATGTCAGCAATGGATGATGTAGAAAATGCTTCAACTATAAATGAATTATTTAATATTATCATTGATTGTATTGATAACATATATTCTGGTGATGAAATTTTTAGTGCAAGCGATCACACAACAGAAGAAATGAACGATTTTATTAATAGCTTAACAAGTGATCAATTTGACAAACTTAAAACATTTTTCAATACAATGCCCGTTCTAGTATATGATATTCAATTCACTTGTCCTAAATGCAACTGTTTAGAAAAACAAACTTTAAACGGAGTTGCCGATTTTTTTTTATAATATGCAGTCATAATAATTTAACAAACTATTATCAATTAACATTTCAGTTAATGCAACATCATAAATACAGCTTAACCGAAATAGAAAATTTAATACCATTTGAAAGAGACATTTACGTAGAAATGTTAATATTTCATATGGAAGAAGAAAATAAAAAAAATGAAAACCAACAACAAAGGTAATAATGTCTCGTAAACCCCACAATTATGTACATTTTAAAGCACTTGTTAATGAGCTTAAAGAACAGAACGAACATAACTTCGCTAGTTTTCAAACTCATTTAGAAATACATACTGATGTATTACAGAGTATGAAAGGGATCATACTCAAAGGGGTACAACAAAAAAATGCAATTTTGAAAGAAAAAAATGAAATAACAATTAATAATAAAGAGACAAAAATTGATAACCCTAAACCTTCCCTATCAGAGAAGAACAGTGAAGGTATGTCTAACTTGGCAAATGTTTTATCTACTAAACCTTCCCTATCAGAGAAGAACAGTGAAGGTATGTCTAACTTGGCAAATGTTTTATCTACTACACTTCTGAATACAGCAGTACGGCTAAAAGAACAACTAAATGTATTAAATAAGCTGTTTGGATTTTTACAAAGCAAAGACAAAGATGATTTAAGAAGAGATAAAGAGGATCGACTCGAAGTCATTGGCAAAAAAAATAGCATATTTAAGAATGATAAAACAAAACCCTCCGGAAAAGGATTCATGAGAATGTTGGGAAATTTTTTATCTACTGCACTTATAGGAATACCTGGAGGATTAAGAAAGTTTTTACCAGCAACACTGGGTCTAGCATTAATTCCCAAATTAGCAAAAGGCATCGCTTTAATGGTCGCAGGCCCCGCATTAATTAAAGCATTAGAAGCAGGATTTGATCAAAAAACTTTTAGTGGTGGTGTTACATCATTTATAGATACATATTTTGCTCCTGGTGGAAAAGGCTATACATCTTTAGCAATGGCCGCGTCAGGGGGGGCTGGAAAAGCGGCTATAGTTGGATTTGGATTATTAGGACCAAGAGGAGCGGTGATTGCTGGAGTACTCGGAGGAGCATTATCTGGACTAAATCATATTTTTGCAGAAGATAAATCAAAAATGAATTCCAAAAACGTAATGACTAAAGTAAAAGAACACTTGATGGAGAATATAGGACTATATGCTGGTGGTGGTATGGCATTGATGGGTGCGAGATGGGGAGCAAAAGGAGGTCCTGCGGGAATGATAGCTGGAGCAATTCTTGGAGCAGGTATCGGGATAATAGGAGCAGGCACTATCAAAGAAATGATGAAAGTAGAAGAAGCAGGAGAAAAAGATGTTGGTAAAGCATTCAAACAAGGCTTAAAAAATTATCTCATGAGTAACGAATTCGATGGTTCGGCTCTGCCATGGGCGGGGGGATTTTTTGGTGCGGCGGCATTTTCTGGTTTTGGTCCTGCAGGAATGATTGCTGGTATGATATTGGGAGCTGGTGCTGGAATAATAGGAGGACCCGTTTTAGCAGAAGCATTGAAAGCTCAAAAAGGAGAAGGAGGAAGTCTTGCGGGTCACATGAAAACTCAATTATGGAAATATTTGCAAAACAGTACATATCTAAAACACGCTTTATTGGGGGCTGGACTTTTTGGAGGAACCGCAATGCTCGGACTTGGACCAGTAGGATTAGTTGCAGGTATTGTAATAGGAGGTGCTATAGGAATTATTGCAACATGGGTAGGAAAAGCACTAGAAGATATTATAGGTACAACTGGAGCTAATTCTGTAATGGGCAAACTCTTTGGGAAAGAAACATCCGGACTGTCCAACAAATATAAGAAGATGCGGGATGCACAGGATGCAGATGAAGAGAATGCATCGACTCATACACTAGGACTTTTGAGGGCTGACCCTAAAAGTGGTGTGGGACAGAATGCAAAAAAACTTCTAAAAGCATATGCTATTGCCGCCAAAGAACTGGGTGTTGGAATGGGCAAATACGATGCATCTGCCGCCGTTCTGGCTTCGAAAAGAGTAAGTACTGGTTTTGTCGGAAAGGTTTCGGGTTCAGACACAGATACTACAAATAAAGAAGAAGCACAATTTTTACGATTAAATTTTCAGAGGAAAAAAATACTTGAACTGGAAAGAGAAAGAAACGAATCCTTAAAAGTTGGACAGCCTGCTGGGACAACGAATATCTACAACGATTCAAGTATGAAACTGAATACAAATGTAACGGCAGACCGTTCATTTACAGGATTCCCTCCGGGCCTATTAGATACCGGGATACAGTGATTTTGAGTTTGTTCAATAATGTCAATCAAAGAACAAACTCAAAACTATAATTAATTATCTTCTGCTAATTTAGCAAAATAAGACATATCCTCTTCCTCTTCAGATGATGATTCATTGTTCGTTGGAGGAGTAAAAGGTTCTTCCGCAGTTTTTGGTTTAGATACAGGAGTACGTACCTCAGGAAGATTAGTTTCTACTATAAGAACATTATCCAATCTCGCTTTCAAATCTTCAAAAGATTTAAATTGATCATCTGCAGTAAACTCTGTAAGAGCATACTCTGATTGCCAAATTTTTTCAAGTTCAGTTTCATCTTCTACGAGTTGTGTGCTTTTATCAAATTCGCTCTTATCGTAATTCCGATAACCTTCAACTTGTCGAATCTTTAATTTAAAATTCGCCCCTTCCCAGAGATCAAAGGGATTTACAGGAGATTCATCTTCAAATTCTGGATTCATCACATCATTAATCTTATCAAAAATCTTTTTCCCAAATTTATACAAAAAGACTTTTCCCTCGTTCTGAGGATTCTTTGAATCAGCAACAACATAAATGTTACTAATATAAGTTAATCGGCGCTTTTGCTTACGAGCAATATCTTTGTTCGCCTCTATTCCAGAATTCCAAAGTTGAGAATTATACTCTGAAACAGGATCTTTCTTACCAAGAGTTGTCAAAGAGTTTTCAATGTACCATTGTCCTGTAGGTCCTTGAAAACCATGATTGAAGACTCTTGCCCATGGAACATCCTCTCCATCTACTGGGGGAAGAAATCGAATAACAGCAAATCCGTTTCCAGACTTGTCGATTTCAGGTTTCCAGAATCGATCATCGACATAACTCTTTGATTCAGAAGGAGTGTCGATCTTCTCGATTTCTTTGTGAAGATTTTGCATGAAGGATGCACGGGATTTTTTTAGTGCGGATAGTGTAGCCATATTTACCTTTCGTATATCGGAATATTCGTTGTATATTAAATTTTGTCTCGTAAAATCTTACGAAACTTCGTCTTATCCACCTCCAAAAATGGAGTGTATTTCAAAACTCTATCTCTAAACTGAGGCCAGACAAAAGTTTCTTTTATCTTTTGATCCCAGTCAGGAACAAAGTTAAGTATCATATTAAGTATAGAAAAAGTTTCCATACAAATATATTTAGCAAGTGCTTGTTTCAGTAATAAAGGATGTTGACCTTTTTTAATTTTGAACCAATTTTCAAAATTTTCTTTGATCAACAATTTATCAATATCATTACTAAAAATATAACTCATGCTTTGTATTCTTTTTTGCCATTCTTTATATTTAAATTCTGCTTGCGAATCAAGCGCATCGCCTATCCACAAATTTTCATTATCAATAAAGTTTGCAACAAAGAATTTTGATATCTCATCATCTTTATAACTTTTTGACAATTTCACAAAAAAGATTTGATCATTGCGCTTTTTAAAAGCATTAAATGAGATTTTTCTTTTTTTATGTTTAAAATAATCATACTTTTTGGCGTGAAAATGAGTTTTGATTGAAACATATTCTTTATAGCAATCAAACGGATCCATTTTTATCATAGCCCCAATATCGTAGTAGTTTTTGGGAGATAATGCAATGCAGTTACTTCTTCTCTTAATTTAGCTTTCAACGGCCCCTGAACAAGTTTTCCAATTGTCTGAGGTTCCATCTGAGTTTCTTCACAATAATGACATATTGCATCCCAATACGTCATTTTTTTACTACTAACAATATTTTCTATAATAATCGTAAAATCTAAAACTTTTAGTGTTTTAATCATTGTTCTCTATCGTATGTATTGTTTGTTCAATCGCTCCATAAACTTCTTCTGGTGAAATGTTTTTAGAGCATTCAAACATTCTATCAGTATTTTTATGATCCGGACACCATGACCAATCACTAGGATCAAATTTATGTCGATTATAGCAACTATTGCAGACATCATTATTATGGAGTCTAACACATTTTGAATAAAATTCTGATTTAGGATTACTAAATCCCGATATTAATATTACATGTTTATTTAAAGCCCATGCTAACCACGATAATCCAGACCCTAATCCAATAAAAAATTCAGCACCATCTAAAGTTGCTATTGTTTGATCTAAAGATCGATCATGTCTACCTATTGCATTTTTAGGTACTACATTAAAATATTCTCCTTGACCAAAAGAAGGATGTTTATCTATACATACTACATTATAACCCTTTTCGGATAAAAAGTCAACCACTTTATCCCATCCACCCAAATAATTCCAATATTTCGCCTGAGCAGTTGATTGAGTACCAATACATACATAAGGTTTTTCCAATTCTGTTTCTGTTTCTTTAACTTTTATTTTGCACCTGGTTTCTTTAAAATCTTTAATCCCAAGTATACCTGCACACAAATTTTGCAAAGAAACGTCTTTCATGTCCACGGGAGACTGTGGACTGAGTTCAAAAAACCCTATTCTATAAGAAGATACAAAATCATTAAACCCAGATTCAGGAACTATAAAAGAAGTTTCAGGATATGATTCTACCAAATAATCATTCCAAAATGTACTACAATACATTTTACATTTATGCTTTTTACGAAATTCTTCAACGACCGGCATCCACGCTAAAGTATCTCCCAATGCTACTGTATCAAACCACACAAAAACATTCTTATTTGTAAAATCTTGTTCATACTCAAAGTCTATATTTCCTGTTTCGATATTTATAGCTTCAACTCGCCAATTTACATAATAATCAAGACCACAAGCAACCCATCCCCCAGTAGAAATATCATTCGAATAATGAATTGCATGAGTATCATTATCAATAAAATTAATTTTATACTCCGCAGGAATAGACCCCTTAACAGACAAATAGGGATTTTTTTGCATATTTAATTCAAAAATATTTTTCCCTGATATAGGCGTATTCTGATATGCGAACATTAATCGTTCTTTCATATCAAAGGGTTTAGAATATTTCAACTCTTTTGCTTCATAATAATATTTTTCCAATTCATCAAAAATCTTTTCCCAATCTCGTTCTCTAGCAAATTCTCTTGCAAGTTTTGAATGTTCATCATAATTATCTAAAACAGTTTTAACTTTTTCAGCAATGATATCAACATTTCTTGTACATATCGTTAAACCCTTTACGTATATGTCATCTTGTAGTGTTCCCACCACAGGTAAACCACAAGCCATTGCTTCAAGCACGGCCAAACAGGGTTGACCCGTTTCTAAAGAGGCCGGATGAATCAATACATGATGTTCATTTAATAAATCCCGTAATTCGTTTTTTTCTACATTACCAACAAGAGTTATATCAATATGTCCTTTACATTCTTCTACAATATCATAAAATTTCTTATTATAATCTAAATGTATTGAATCTGGACCAACAATTGTTATAGGAAGTCCTAATTTTTTTGCCGCTTGAATTGCTAAATGAAAACCCTTTCTATCATCGCCCCCGCCCACGCAAATTAATCGTATATTTTTTCTGTTTTCATTAGGAAAGAAAAAATTTGTATCTACCCCATGATGAAGTCTTCTTAATTTTTCTGGATATAAAAAATAATCTATCATATCTTCAGTTGGTATTAAACTGAACAAAGAATTTTTTATAGTTTCATTATTTGTCATATAATAATGAGAGTTTTTTCCATGTATCTTAACAAAAGCATCATGCATCGTAAAAATATAAGGTATGCATCTATCTTTCAGCAAATCGTAAAACCCACCAGTATGATTATGAAACACATCATATTTTTCTAAATCATTTTGTGTTACATCATCTAACCATTTTAAACTTACTTCATGCCCTCTACTTCGAGCAATTCTCATATATTGATAAATCACTTCTTCTAATCCCCCATATCCTTTGGGGGGAATGTCAAGACCACATCCAACATGTATTTGCATTATTTTTAAATGATCTTCATGGACTTTTTCTTTTTCTTTTTCTAATGTATCACGCACCTGTATATTTTGTGTAGACAAAATAATTTCAGGAATTTCTATTATTCGATGACTATTAGAAATAAGATGGATTCGATTGTCTTGAGAATACCAAAAAACATTTCTATTATCTGCCGTAATAACGTCTTTTATGTTTTCAATATTGTTAGACGGTATACGATTGTTTTCATGTAAATGCGTATTATCTGAAAAAAAACTTAATTCATGATTCGATACAGGTAATTTAGATATAATATTTGATATTGTTATTGGAGTATCATTTAAATTTATTTTAACAAAAAAATAAGAAATGTTTTTCAGGTACTTATCAAAAACTATGTCATGATCGAAAAACAGATGTCTTACTTTTGATGTTTGTTCTTGATTATAATCAAAATTCAAAAAACTTACATGTTTTCTTTCTGTTTCATAATTTAATTTACTTAAATAAGTAGATTCTGCTAAATCATAGATATCATCAAAATACTTAATATTTCTAGGATATTCTAAAATGAAATTCTTTCTTTCTTCCTTTTCGTTTATAACTAATTGTGCTTCGCCACGAGGATTCCAATTTCTAAAATTTTCAGATTCTCCGTGTTCTCTTGCAAGATACGTTGTTCTGGGTATAGTCAACCATTTTCCATATCTCTCTAAATTCAATAACCATTGACCATCATTTGATAAACAAATATCACTGTCTTTGTGTTCAGGAAAACGTAATGCTGGTAGATTTTTAAATATTCTTAAATATCCAAAAATATTTGATCGCTGAGGCCATAACTTTTCAAATCCTTCTAAAAAAGAGTTATTGTCTCTTGACATATACACGTTGTCTTTAAAATTATCAAAAATATTATTTGAATTTTTAGGCAAAACATCATGATATTTGTTTGCATTAAAATGGAGCAATACAGCTTCTGGAAACAAGTTAAAATAATGAATTATTTTTTCAAAAGTTCTCGGTAAAATTATATCATCAGCATCTAAATGACATACAATGTCGCCAACAGCGGGGATTTGGGGATTCCACCATATTTCTTTCTTGTGTTTGGGCTCGACGATTCTTATTCTACTATCTGTTCTTTTTAATTTTTCCATTACCGAACGGGTGTTATCAACAGAAAAATCATCAACAAGAATCCACTCCCAATGATCATAATTTTGATAAAAAACCGAACCCGCTAATTCATCTAAATAAAATTCAGCATTATAACAGGAAGTCACAAGTGATAATTTAAAATTCTTCATGGGTTGTCTCTATATCTTCATTATGTAATAAAGTAGTCCCATCCTTAAAAGAATTATCTAAATATGACTCTCCAGAACATTGAATTGAGATTGGCGATTTAACTATACCACATTTCTTATCATTAAAAATATTATTATTTAACCATAAATCATAAGTATCCCATTTTGCAGTTTTCAATTGTTTTTTAAAATAAGTTCTTCTAGTTTCGTCTGTGGAAAGTAAATAACAATGCGCTTCAGACATTCTATCTGTTACACCGAAAAATTCATAATTTTCATGTTCCCAATCAGGAATTCTTTTTCCGAAAGACATATAATATAAATTATGCTGATTCATATCATCTAACCGGTCCATAATTGATCTATGAACTTCGTGTACTGGTTTTATAAAAATAGCATCACATTCACAAAATAAAACGGCATCAAAGTCTTCATTTAAATGTTCATTTATAGCAGATTTGTGAGCAGAAAAATTACCATAATGAGCAGGTGTTAATTTATATTCGCCCGATTTCATTTGCACATCATTTGGTCTAGCACATGTTTTTTTCGGGGGAAAATTTTCATATAAAGGATTCACCATTTGCACATATGACCAATCTGAATATTCAGATAATTTTTTAAGATGTGTTATTGATTTTTTTTCTCTTTCTGAATCCACATCAACAAGCATATGAACTATTTTTATTTTTGGACGTCTTATTGCCCACAAATTACCCAATTCGCCATTAGTTGTTACTTGAGAATCAGCAATAACTTGATATCCCAAACTTTCTAATCTCGTTATAAAATTAGTTGCATGAAGTTTCATTTCACCCTCAACACCAAACGGATGTGCTTCCATAGAAAGTTTTCTCAATTTATATTTAAAAAAATCATCATGAATCACTGGTAATATGTCCCATTCTGCCCCTTCACAATCCAATTTTAACGCATCTATTCTATCAATACTATTATTTTTCATAAATTGTTCAAACGTAACACAATCAACAATTTCTTTTTTTATTACTCCCTGATTTTCTGTATTCTTTGCGCTATTATTAAAATTATCATAAAAAGAATTACATGAACTGGATCCAATAGTAATAAATTCTCTACTGTTATTATCAAAAGAAATTGCTAAATTGTGTTTTTCAATATTTCTATATTCTCCCAAATTTTTACATAAAATATCAAATGTTGTTTTAGTGGGTTCAATTGTGTGAATATGCGAAACTCCTTGATTTAAAGCATACATATCAAAAAAACCATAATGACCACCAATATCAATTACAGTATCCCCTTCTGTCAAATTTAATTTTTTATAATACTGTAATATCAAAGTTTCATAAAAAGTATACCAGGAAGAAGGATCGTCCGCTATTCCATGAAAATGTTTATTTTTTCCGAGAATTTTAATATCAACTTCTGATTTAAGTGGAAATGTTTTTTCATATAAAAGATGATGATTATCTAACAAATTCACATCACTTAAATTAGAATAATAATCTTTAGGAGCATCAAATATCTTTACTATAAACCCGTTAACTACATCTTTTCCGCAATGCGGCTGACACCACATTGAGTTTGTTAAAATGTGTGATCTATAGGCTAATAACCCAGTATCTATTTCATATAAGCACAACAATTTCTCATGAAAACATTCATATAAGCTTAAAAAATGAAAAGTTATTTTGGTATCTTCAATCGAACAACTTACAAGACGATCACTAATGTTCAGTAGTCTAGACATTTTAATTAAATTAATATTCAAATCATCAGAAAGCCAAGTAACTTTTTCGTCATATTTGTCAATATAAGTGTCAAGTTTATGTGCTAATACAGGTATATTCCAAGACAAAGCTTCTTTCACAACTAATGGATTCGTTTCTTTATCAAAACTAGTTCCCTTAGACGTAAATAAAAATAAATCCATACATGAATAAAATTTTTCTACATCAGACCTTTCCCCCCAAACTATACAATTATCGGGCAAGTTTTTTGTTAAAGGTTCCCAATATTCTTTAAAGTTTTCCGCAAGATTCCCTACAAAATGAAATTGTACGTCAGGCAAAAGTTTAGCGTATTCAATAATTTCCACTTGATTTTTTCTTGATGTCCATAATCCAACATTTAATACATGTTTCAATGCAGGATCAACACCTAATTCTCTCAATGCAACATCTCTTTCTTTTTCTGATGTTTTTTTATCGACGGGATACTCTATAACACATGCAGGAACATCTATTGATCTAAATTTTATTAGTTGATTATCACTACAAAATAAAAATTTATCTGGAAAAAATTTCTTTGACGAAGGATCGAAGGAAGAATCATGAGATGTTTCAAAAATCAAATAATTTCTATTTTTCTTATAAATTTTTTCAGCTATTTTATCATCCACGAAAAATTCAGGCATTTCTTCAAAATGAATAATGTCGGGTTTTATTTTATCTAAATATGTTAAAATATCAGATTTATCATCGGACAAAGTTATTAACTGATCATTTAGAATGTTTAATATTTTATCTTTTTGAACTCTATAAGACCCATAATCATTATACTCTATTACATAAATATCATTATCATTGTATAATAATTCGATTTTTTTAAGAAGATATTGGGGGGCTCCGCCCGTAGATAAATGAGGAGTAATATATAAAATTTTCATAAACGATTTTAATTATTAACTAAATATAAATATAAATAACAACTATTATATAGTTTACACTATTTTGAACTTTTTGTCAATGGATTAATTATGACACAATACAGACACTTATATTGGGATGCAGTAAACAAAGACCTACGACAATATTCTGATACCGAACTAGAAATTCTTAGTTATTTTCTAAGAAAAAGATATGCGGCTCTTCTAGATGCAGGTACAGGGTATCCAGGCGAAGTAAAAACTTCAGGATCATCTCCTTTTGTTTCCATAGGAACAGCTACTAATGGATATAGAATATCCGGAAGCATGACCGAACCAGATGACACAGGCAATTATCAAGGCGCAGAACCAGACACGATAATTGGCCAACTGGATCAAACAACTTTCACATCTTCATCCGTAACATTTTATCAAAATATGAACCATTCTACAGCGGCCCCCAGTTCAGCAACCATAAACAATTCTGGATTATTATATTGGACCTCTCCGGATTTAAAAATAGGCCCAACCACAGAAACAGATCTTCGAGATACGCTTGCTACTCACTGCCTTCAACAAATGCAAACAGGTGATGAAGTTGGATCTTATAGAGTTGCAGTATCTAATCCAGGAGGCGGAACCTGGTCTGATAAAGGAGCATTTTTTACTGATACAATATACGCTAGTAGTCCTTATGGTGCATATAAACTATGGTTAAAAACAGCAAATACTACTGAACCATCAACTCCAGATAATTATACTAGATGGGACGGCACTAATAACGAAATACAATTAGAATCTAGCACTTCTTATGATGCTACAGCTAAATTAATAAATGATGTTTATTTAAACATAATTGCAAGAAGACATCTCGTATATAATGTTGCAACTTCAATTGTTGGAACAAATAAAGGAACTTTTTACGATAAAAAATATCAAAGCACGACTGATACATTAACTGGACCATCAGGGACACCCTCGATTTATACCAGAACATGGACACCTTCAGGAGCCATAATTGATTCCAGCGGACCCTATTATTTTACTACAAACGGCGAAAGAACACCAACACCATAAAAGGAAACATAATGATTACTCTTAACGAAGCATTTCATGCCTCTGATTACGAAACATGGTTAACATATTGGAGTCGATGCAAAGTCAATACAATTTTCCATAAATATCCAGATTATACAGCAGAAGATAATCCTGTATTAGTACGATTTAGAGAAATTCCCGATGGCGAAGATGTAGAAATACCTCATCCAGACATTGAAGTAAAACAAATCGAAACTCATCTAGACACATATTGTTTCAAGACACTACTAAAAGCATTACCCGAAAATCACAGAAACAAAACTTTAGAGGGAATACAACTACAATCAGCAAATTTTCATGACGCCATGGCTAAAAGAGAAAAAGATTTTGATGAATTTTTAGAATATAAACTAGCCGGTAATCTTAACATAGAAACTATTGATAACACAAAACCCATTTCATGGGAATCAATAAGAACTGCTTCAACAGAAGAATTGTTTCAAACAAAACTTGAAATATTTGAAACACAACCAGTTCAAGAAAGCGATAAAAAAGAATATCGTTCTAATATTAGAAAAGCATCATCAATTATTGAAGCAATGCACTGGTACTATTTAATAGTCAATGATATTGAAATGTCCACGTCAGAAAAATCAGAAGAAAAAATTCCCGAAAATATAGATATACTACTTGCTGATATTTCTTCAGAAACACTATTTAAATATAAATTACAGCTTTTCGAAAAAGAAGAAATTCAAAATAGCGAAAACAAAAAAGCTAGAAGCAAACTTAGAAAAGCAACTAATTTAATTGAACTATTTTCAGCTTATAATGAAGTGATATTATTAGATAAAAAAGAATAATCAATTTCTTCATTTTTAAAATGTACTATTTTAATATCATCATGAAACCCGTCCAAATAAACATATTCTCCTGGATACATTGCGTTTATTGAAGCAAGTTCTTTTAAATTTTTTTTATTACACATTCTAGTCACCCATGTTGATGGAAGATATTTCAATTTTAATTTTTTCTTTACTTGATCTTCTATGAAAAATTGTTCTCCATTAACTGGCCCTGTTGTTATTTTAAGGGTAATATAATATTGCGACCAATAATTAATATTGCCCATAAATTCATCATAAATGTATTTACAATCTTTCGGATAATACTTTTGAAATCCTCCGCATAATGAATAATTTTCATTCCAAGTATCTTTCCACCAAGATTTGGCTGTTAAAAATTCCCCTCTTTCTATAGGATAATCGATAGCTTTAGTGTAATCATTAATATAAAAAGTATCAATATCAATTACAAGAACCGGCTCATCAATATCCATATTCATGACTCGTAATTTATTCCATTGTAAATCTACTCCAGGCAATTCATCTCTAATCCATGTAACATTCGATATTTTTGAATTAATATAATCTTCAACTCTTTGATCATATTTGTCACGTACTCTAACTGCAAATACTTTTGTTTTATTCATTCAGATTTTTTAATCATATTAAAATAATTATAAACAACACGTTCTCTTGCAACTTCTCTATATTCCCATTCAATTTCGGGAATCCACAAACCAGCAGATGAAGCAGATTTTTCTAAAAACCAATGATGGTGATATAAAAAAATTTTTGGATCTTTATATTGTTTTTTAACTCTTTCAGTTCCAGCATATTCATTATCTCTAAATCCTTCACCGGGAATGTTTACGTTCAATAAAAATTCCCTATTCCAAATAGTCGGTTGATGACATAACAAAAACCCCCCATCTTTTTTAGCCTTTAAAATTTTTTTATTTTGTATATAATGGTCTGTTTCTTCGTATTCATCTAAAACATAAGGAGAAGTAAGTCGGTGTAATCTCAAACCATTCACATCATTGAATCGTACAAAATTTAATAATTTATTAAATAATATTGCATCAATTTGCTTAAATGGCCACTGGTCTTCTTGCATGTATAAAACATATTTTGTTTGAACCGAGTTTAAAGCAGTTATAAGTCTATCACTCCATCCTTCATCAATCTGTTTTGGTCCCCCATAAGTAGGCAACCAATCTCGTTCTTCGATTCCCATATATTTTTTACTTTTACCCGTTTTAATCTGAAGGATTCTAGGATCATTAAAGGGCAATTCTATTTCTTCATTACAAAAATATATAGGCCAATCTAAATCCAAAAATCCAAAATGATCAAACATAGTATACCAACCATCCCAAAAATGACTGTATTCATCACACGTATGAATTATAACACTAATATTATTGAGAGGGAGCATCGTTCCAAATATTACAAAGTAAAATACGTTCTTTTGTTTCTGGTTTAGTGAAATCATATTCTCTAAAGAATTTATCATTCACATAAATTGTTATATTTTCAAGATCATCTTCAGAAAAAAAATCTGTTCTGTAACCCCAATCAGCACAAGTAAAAGAAGAATAATGAACATTATTTCTAAAAATAGAACAATTTATTTCTCCTTTTGGGGGCATAGCAAAAAACCTATATCCCCGATTTGGTTCATACCAAGCAAGACAGATCCAGGGATATTCGGCATCAGTATAAATTTTTTGTTTTTCGAAACCCGTTCTTTGAACAGATGTTTCAAGATCTTTTATCTCAACATTTTCTTCAAAGGAATCTTCCTGCTTATTCAGGTAAGATATACCCAACACATAACCCAATAACTCTTCACCTATATGAAGACCATGATTAATCATCATCTGTTTAAGATGCTGATCAGAATACATACTCAATCTACGATATAAAAAATTTACATTACACGACATAATTAATGTCATAATCTGCCAATGTCTAATTTTATCCCCAACATAGTGTTCACCATCAGGCGCATTTAAATCTTCTGTTTCACGTTTATAAAATACTGCTTGTTTTCCTTGAGTTTCTATAATATCATAATTTTCTATTAATTCGTCATCAAATGGCAAAAATCCATCATAATCAAATAAATGGATTACTTTTTTATTAAGCAATTTCGCATATGTAACCCCTGCGAGTAATAATCGTAAAACTGCAAATATTGTATTATTTTTAAAAAATTCTCTACTTGCAATATTAAAAATAGGAGACACGTTACCTTCATCATCAAGTTCATAAGCATAATGAATTAAATATCCTTTCAATTCAGGATCATCGACCAACATATTATCTTTATCATAAATTGCATAATCTACTAATTCCTGAGTGTCTTTGTCAAGAGGCAAATGACTCGTAATCAAAACATCATACCCAAAAGATTTAAACTGTTTTATAAATTTATGACATACAGACTTTCTTTCTTCATCAGACAAATAAGCATGTATCAAAATTATTTCATTTGTTTTGTCTATCATATGTTTTAAATGTTATTTTGTTGCATTATCCACCCAACTAAAGAATATTTTATTCCTTTTAAAACAGGCTTTACTCTATGTTCTAATTTCGAATCAAACCTAAGACAATCTCCCACACTCAATTCTATGGAATCACTGTCTTTAATTTCAAAAGATCCTCCTCGATATTCAGCATTTAAAGGTATAACACATGTTTCTATTCTTTTACAAGTTGACCGAGCAGTATCAAAATCGTTATGCCAATGATAATAATTTAACTTAGAATATTCTGAAAACTGAAATACCATATTAGAACTATTAAATTTTTTTTCCAATTCAAAATCATTTAACCAAATAAAAACCTTAGATCTTCTTTCATCAGAAAATTCACTATTTACAACTCTAGCAAAACGAACCTTTTTTCTACAAGATACGATAAGATCAAAACATTCTTCTTTTGTCAATAAGTTTCTAATAATCTGTATTTTTTTGTCCATTCTTCTGTTTTCATTGCAGGCGCAAAATCATGATTAAATAAACAAATTGAATGTTCCAATTCGTCTCTATTCCAAGGATAAGACCAACACACTTTATCATAAATTTTATAATCTATTTCTCTGTAAATATATTCATCGATGCCTTTCCAATATTTTACTCTGCTATAATCTTCATCTTCATAAAATTTATCATAAATATGAACATGATTTCCCTTCCACGACATTATTGAAGAGTTTAAAGGGGTATGAAGCGAATCTCTCCACCAGGCAGTAAGAAGAGTAAAATCGTCTTTAATTAAATGAGATATGGGACCCTTAATAATTATATCTAAATCGAAATATAAATAATTTACATCATTAACACATTCTTTAAACATTTGCAATTTATCAAAAACAGCACCTTCTCCATCTCTTATTATATAAACGTTTTCATATTTCAATTTTCCATGTTCACGAATCATATGAAGAATATTATCAACATACCACTCATCATATTTATTTCCCGTACATACGAGAACAACGGTTACCATTTCCCTATCACCATAAATCTGTCATATAACGGTAAGGAGCGTTTTCCTTTATATAAAACATCTTTAATTTGATTTTTTTCAACCAACTCATTAACATCTTTTACACAATTTATATGATCATCTAACTCAAAATAATTATTTGATTGTATTGCTATAGTAGGTTTTATTGGATAATCTTTATAGCAGTCTTTCATTAAAGCAATATCAGCCATATGTTCTGAAGAAGTGTTTATTATTAATTGCCGTCTTCTCAATTCTGTACGTTCAAAAAAATCTCCAAATTGTGCAATTTTAAATTTTTCATCAAAGTGATTTTTATACTGTGCAAATATTTTATGACAATTTTCATCCAAATCATATAAATCAATTTGAGATATGTTGAAATTTTTCGACAACATTTCAATTAATGGATATCCAAACCACGAACCGATTATATCAATATGAAGATCCCCCGAATATTGTATTTTTTTTAGTTCTTGAGAAAGCCACAATTTAGATTCATATTGACCTTGAGATACGGAATCATCAAAATTATTAGAATACGACGGCAGATTATTATTAACCCACTGATTAACCCAATAATATGGAGTTTCTCGATTATCATTTTCACACATAGAAATTTTTTCTTTATGTTCTCCAATAGTATCTCTAATCGAACCAATTTCTGTATTGTGTTCTCCAATAGTATCTCTAATCGAACCAATTTCTGTATTGTGTTTTCCGATTTCTGTATTGTGTTCTCCAATAGTGTCTTTAATCAAACCAATTTGATCATTATAAGATCCTATTTCAATATTATGAAGACTTATATCGTTTTTATTTTTTCGCCAATTATAAATTTGTTCCATATACACAATATTGTTTATATTTTTTATTTTTACATTGTATTTCGAATGAATCAAAAACTTCTGTTAATTCATTATCATCGACCAGTTTATTAATCGAACAAATAGGATTACAATCACCATTATGTTCTTTATCATCACCTTTTAAAATGAAAATTCCTTTATGCATTCGACCCACAGGATATGTTTTTTCACAATTATAATGTAATACACAAGTATGCAATTTAACATCATCAAACACAAAATCATTACACCTAACATTTGACATATATCTAAAATTAATATCATAATTTATATTATCAATTTCCATATCCAATCCCCTCAAAGTCTTGATAAACTTAAAATTGGGACAACATAATACAGATATTTTTTCGTGATTTACAGCCCAATAGAATAAGTTTTCCATAATTCCTGTACAGGTGATTCATGTAATTCATAGTGTTTGATATCTTTCATATTTTTATTATTGAAAAGATGAGATGTATTGAACAATGTCACTTTATTTTTTAATTGATATTGTTCTTTATTATAGTTTGAAAATAGGTCTTTTTCCCACAAATTCAATTTATTATTTCTATGATGCTGATAAAACAAATATTTGTCTAAACTTTTATATGTCCATTTTATCTTTTCCCAATTATTTTTAGTATAAGTTAAAAGCCAAGAAGCTGTCCCTTTATCCCATGCAACAAATGATGAGTTTGTATGACAAGACACTCCGCGACCATAATTGAATAAACTAATTTTTTCATAATCATTCCAATAGTTCCATATAAATGTAATATTATGATGTTTTCTTGTTATCAATTCGGTTATATCTTCATGAACCAATACATCTAAATCTATCCAAATATTTTTATCATATTCGTCATTATCAATAAGAAATAATTTTTCATATGTAAAAACTCTCTTTGTATCATATGGCCTAAGTTCTTGTATATCCTTTGTTTCGATTCTAGAAGATATTCCTCTAGAATCATCAGTATAGCACACAAAATGAAATGGAACTCGACAATATTTCAACAATCCACCATACGTTCTATTAACATAATCAAAATTATATTTTGTACCCCACTTGAGACAATTAATTTTAATCTTATTCATAGATAAACAATGGCTCCATTTTTTTGAACGACTCATCAGGATCATCATATGGCACGTCTTTGACAAACCAAGATTTATCAATTTTATTATACATTATAACATCATAAACTAATTGGGCAAACTTCATGTTTTGTTCTGATGTCATGTGATTTAATAAAAAAATATCACTGTTGGACGCTTGACCAACTATATGCCCAATGGGAATTTTCACATAATCAAAATTACTCGAATCCAAAGAATCAAATATTAACGAATTCAATAATTTGGTAGAGGTTATATTAAAATTTTTATAATAACTTATATAATGATCTAAACTAAAACAAGTGAAAACTATAAATCTAATATTTTTAAAGTTGTTAGCTATTAATCGCAAAAAAGAAATATTTTTTACATTTTCATACAAAAACATTGGTCCTAAAGATTGTGCAATAATTTTAATTTCATTACCAAGTTTTAAAATACTTTCGAAGTTCTGAGACGTGTTCCCCGCAACTTTTTTCATGAAATGAGCATCTCCCGCATAATCATCTTCTGCTATTTGAAAAATACCATAAGCCGAATCATTTTTATTTTTCAAAAACGAAAAGTTTAGTCTTTTTTGATCTGACAAAGCCACAAATACTGTATCATGCGGTTTAATAAGTTCTTCTTCTAATTGAAAAACAAGTTTTGTTAAGGCATCATTGGGACCCGATCCGGCCTTCCCAAAACCCCGCACGTTTTCCTTTTTCAATACTGACAATCGATGAGGCCAACAACATTTGTCTGTAACATTTTCACAAATACAAGCAAAACTATCTCCAAAAATATGAATTGTCATTTCCACTGATCTCCAAATGTATCAAACCCTGTACCGCATTTTTCTGCACACACTATTGATTTTCCCTGTGAACAAGAACTCATATTCCAAGACTGTTCTATTTTTCTGAAAAAACTTCCTTCTATTATTTCATTTAATGGTTTATATAAAGCATTAATGTTTTTAATATCATCTAGATAATACCATATCTGGTTCTGTCCTAATTGTTCATATAATTTATATAATTTTCCAGCAGTCCAACAACAGGGGGTAACCAATCCCTCTGCTGAAATATAAATTTCTCTTGACTTTAAAGATTTACATTCTATTCCAGTACTGTCTAAATAATTTTGAAAAGTGCCGTGATAGTTAAGCAGTTTATCATATTCGTTTACACTTTTATTTTGATGTTCTTTTTTGATTGGAGGCTTAATTTCATTTCCTTTAATAGTTGTTTTTTTGAATATTTTATCATCTTTATAGCTTTGAACCCATCTACCAGTTTTTTTCTTTATAAAATCAAGACCGAATAATTTAGCCATACGTTCTGCTTCTTCCACTTGATGCTCATTGTGTTCAAATATCAAAAACACCCAAACACCTTTTCCGCCTGCTTGCGTAAACACATCCATTGAATTTTCAACTCGGGCCCAATCAACATTTACTCGATATAAATGATTCGTATCATCCAAACCATCTACCGAAAAAGACACTCTACCGTGATGTCCAAAAATTCCTGCAAGTCTTTTCCACCAATCATCTGATCGTCCTCCAGCATTTGTAGTCATATGAAGATATAAGTCTTTATTATTATATCGCAACCATTCATATATGTCAAGGGAGTCTTTTGCCGCCAGGGGGTCTCCATGATTGCCACACATGAGAAAACTAGTCAATTGTTGTGCTAAACTAACATCGATAATTTGTTTAAATTGATCAATAGAAATTTCAGCATTCTTTATGTGTGGATTATTGGTTCTATCACACATAGGACACATTGCTTGACATTTTTGTGTAGGCTCAAAATGTATATGTCTTATATCATTAAGTCTGTACATAAATCTTTCGCTTTTTCTAAACAGCTATCAAATCTAGGAGAACTAAAGTGCCCCTGATTATTAATCTCTTCATTGATATCTATATTTGTGGTATGTGCTATAGTATCAATATTCATTGCTCTAGATAAATGAGTCCACATTCCTTCTGTAGCAAAAATAAAATCAGACATTTGTAATATTTCTACATTTCTAGAATAGTTAAAATCCTCTAAAGGAAAAAATGTTATTTCTGGAAACTTTCTAATCAAAAAGTCTATCTTCATTCTTTGTTTTTTAGTTACTATATCTTGATTTTTATCATACACCAGATAACAAACTTTTTTTCTTTTTTCTCTAATATCAAAATCAATAGGCCAATACGATCCATCAGTCCATATTTTATTGTACAGCATATTAAAAGTATTATTATAGTAATTACACCCTGTCGGAAGAGATATTTTTTTAAAATCTTTATCGTAAGTATTCTCGTAGGTATTTTCAATCATTACATGAGCGTCTTGCCATGATATTTTTTTCTTTAAATGCACAGTTGTAATTTTATTTTTAGGTCTTTTAAACTGAAAAAAATCAATTATTTGATAAAAATCTTCACATAAAAGTTTCTTTGGCTTTGGATGAACGTCCAGTGATTCACACATATAAACGACACTATCACGTTCAAAATAATCCATTACACTTAGAAATGCAGAAACATATACGAACCTATCTCCAAGCCCCCCGTCATTCGGGACAAAATAAAAAGTTAAAGGATCAGACAAAGAGGATTTATGGAAAACATTCATATTTTTTTACATACCATTTAATAACATTTTTATAAAATTGCTGGCTATCATGATCTGCTTTGAATTGTTTTATGAAGGCACTTGTTGCATTATGATTTGATAATATTATTGAAGAAATGTTTTGCAATTCTCGTAAAGAATAATCTTGTATGATATTATCGATTATTTTTTCGTTCATAATTTTCTAAAACAATTTATGAGCATTTCCATAAAGGCAATGAGCAATTTAATTTCTTTTTTGGAATTTTGCTATCTGCAGAACTCACACACGCATCCGTAATACAAGGTTTTACATCATTAAATAATTTAAATCCTGTTTCAATATTTCCTAAAGGAACATCTCTGCAAGAATAAGATCGCTTAATGCTCCCATCAGGCTCACGAATAATACAACTACGATAGCCAGAAGAACACATCCATTCTTTGAAATTATTAAAATTAAACGCATTGAACCTTTCAGATTGATCAAGATACCATTCATTTCCCTCATCATCATTCATCACAATTTCAAATTCTTGACGAATATTTTTGAGTTTTTTTGATTTAACTTCCATATTTGTAATCTGAGGCATTCCATTATGTAGTATATGTATTTGTTCTTTTGTATATCCATCAACAACAAACGTTGCGGTAGGATCACTCTGGGGTTTAAGCGTTACGTTTATACCTCGTTCATAAAAATAAAGCAGATTTTTATATGTTTCATCAAAAGTTTCTGGTATCATAACAGAATTAATTGTGACACGCACACCATTACGTTGACAAAATTCAAGTTTATCAGCAAAACCCTCAAACTTGTCCAGATCAAGATATTCACGATGAAATGATGCGGTAATAGATGCTCTTGTAAATTTTTTAGCGGATTCGACATATCGTTCAAACCATTTCATAGGCCGAGAACAATTTGATGTCATATGTATAGAAGAATAATTAGTATTATGTACATCATCAGAAAGATGCTTAAGTATGTCTAAATATCCTGGATGAAAAGTGGGTTCACCCCCAGATAAGCTAAAATGAAAACTATTAAACCCTCTCTGTCTCGCCTGTAATTTAATTTCATCGATTGTTTCAAGACACAACTTAGTGGGCCTATGATCTTTCGTATTGCTTCTAGCATATGGCCAACAATACGAACATCTATAATTACAAAATCGACCTAACAGCCAGGACACTGTAAATAAGTCAGTATCCAACATTTTCCAGGTCCCAACTCGTTCAATTCTATCCCAAGGTATCTTGGTAAAATCATATTCACTTAATTTCATTTAACTCTTACTAATTCATTATTTTCAATTTGATAATTGTCATAATAATCATTAAAATTCTGACCCCAAATTTCATCTGATTTTTTTCGATATATCAAAAATCTATTAAAATTATTATAAGAAAGTTTTGTGTTTTTCACATAATGCACAATATAGTCGAGCCATATTTTTGCTTGTCTCTCATATAATATATTACCCGTCATGTCTTTTTTTTCTATAAGTTCATAAGTTTTTTTAATATCGTGTTCTGTTTCTTCTGCAAAATCATACATGATCAAAGACGGATTTATATACTTCGGAGTTTGCACAATAGACGCATTAAATTGTATTTCAGAATTTGGTTTATCAGTGGGAGGATATAAATCAAGTATTGAATCAAAAATATCATACAGATCTAGCATTTGATATATTGAAGTGGTTATTGATGCGCTTAAATAAGTATGTTTATTTTCTTTTTTAAAATTATATATATTTTGTTTCAGTTTTTCCCAATCACCACCATTTCTAAAATAAGGATACATTTTTCTTCCAGCATCAATAGATATGATTATAGACGAAGATTTAAAAGGAGCTAAAAGTTCTGATAATTTTAAAACGTCTAAATTAGGAGAATTAAAATTTGAATGAAAACTAATATTCATATTTTTAGCATTAGGATGTTCGGCTAATCCTTTAAGCGTAGGAAAAAACTGTTTTTGATATAACAATTCTCCTCCAGAAAAATCAATATACTCCAAATAGGGAAAATTTTCATTCAAATCATCAATGATTTTCAAAGCATCTTCTGTCGAAAGGCTCATTTCATTTTTATCATTCGGACCATGTCGATGTTCTGTTCCCAATAATTGTCTTAAATCATATTGATGCACTTCTTTATCAGGTTTATAATTTAATAGTTTAGTAATCCACCCAGAAGAATAAACCTTAGAACAATGCAAACATGCAAAATTACATGCTGTGCTAAATCTTAATTCTAAATGCCTTAATCCCTTAAAATCAGTTTTATGATTATTTTTATCATAACATTTTAATAATGGAGTGTTACAACTTTCGCGGTTCAGCTCAGTTGTACCCCCGTGGCTTTTATGGAACCAACCATCTATCGGCAAATAATCTTTTCTCATAGAAATTAAATTATCTCGTTCCATATCTTCACATGTATCACAGCCTGACGGCCACTTGTCTTGATATAGAAGTTCTCTGAGATTTCTAAAATTTTGATGATTAAATATTTCAGAAGGCAAAACAGTTTCATGTGTATAGACCAATTGATCTGATTGTCTAGGACATGTTGTAATCACGCCATTCTTATAATTTATTCCACCCAAAGCATAATAGCATTTTAACATTAAAATTCTTCATCTATAAATACATCTTGATTAGATTGCTTGCACGTAGTCCAACATTTTTCCATCGGATTTTTGTTCCAAGAGTTTATTACATAATCATATAATTCTCCCGTCATTACTTCATCAGGAGTATTATATTTTAAATTAATTTCAAGAGGCCCTCCCAATTCTTGATACTTTTTCATAAATCTAGTTTCTATTTCGTTACCACCATAGACCTGTAAATATTCAGAATTAAAAAAACAACATGGCAATAATGCTCCAGTATGACTTAAAAAAATTCTTTTTTGATTTCCATATTTACACACTATTTTATGTTCCATCTTTCTAGTTTTAGTCTTTGATTCTTTATTATCATTTCTATGGGAATATATCAATCTGAAATTTTCAAATCCTTCTTCTTTTGCTATTCGTTTTGCATCATCTATCAAATGCTCATTATGTTCAAATGCTATAAATTGCCAAGTCGCATGTCCTCCTGCTTTTATAAATTCTTTCCAATTTTCTTGGATTTTTTTATAATTAGAACCTATTCTATATTTTTCTAATGATTTTTGATCAACCCCGTCGATACCAAAAAATATAGATATTCTTCTTTCTCCTAAATTTTTCCAAAATTTCTTAGTTTTGGTTGAACCATTAGTTGATATGTTTATATTTACATCATCTAAATAATCTAAAATTTCTAATAATTCAGGATGCAATGTTGGTTCATCTATTGATCCACAAAAATTTATCAACTTGCAATTAGGAAAAGTTTTCTTTGTAATCCATTTTTTAATTTGTTTGAGTGATATTACATCTTTATTTAAAACACTGTTTACTTTGTTTCTTTTAATTTGACGAAAACATCCAGGACAATCAATATTACAATATGATGTCAATTCTATATCAATCCACTCAATCGTGTCTCTAGACCACATAAACTCTCTTTCCAATTAGTATTTCTTGCTTTATCTAGATCATTAAGATAATTTATCAATATATCGCCATTATCTGACCAACCATCTTTTTCAAACATATAATTTATATAAAAAGGCAAAACTTCTTTTGCTTTTTCGGTAAACATATATGAATCAATATTTTTTTTGATTTCATTTTTTAGTTCAATGGGCAAATTTTGTGCCGACAGGTGATACGGTTCTGTGACATGGTTTTCAAATAAAAATCTTATGTTTGGAAAATTTTCACGCAAAAAATCATATGTATCAATAAGATAAAACATACTCACATTACTACACGTCCATTGAAATGATACATCAAAATTCGAAGGAAATTCTTTTAGATTATTACACCATTCATCCCACTTCAAACCATATCTAAAATACTCTCCAGCCCGTTCAACACAATCAACCGAAAGCCTAAGTCTCACTTTTTTAAAATTCTCCATATTTTCAAATTTTAAAGAACCATTACTCACATATGATATTTCCACATTCTTAGCATATGAACTTCCATTCAACCGCTTAATAAATTCATTATGTCGTTTATTCCAAAAACTTTCGCCGCCTAGAAAATTATATCTTTTTATTTGACTTATATCTAAATTATCCCAAAACGCACTATCTTGCGATATCCAAGCATTAGTATCATACCCAGTTCTATGAATATAATTATATTTTTCTATTAGTGTTCTATCTTCGAGCCATCTCGAACTAACGGCAGGATTACAATGAATGCATTTAAAATTACAAATTGTACCTGTACGAACATCTATATGAAAAGGATGAACGTTTACATCACCATCATCCATTGTATGTGAGATTAAATGTTCATATTTATCAAACCACATGTGATTTTCATCCATGCGTTTACTCACGCCGTTCAATTCTTCAACGTGCTTACATCTATTACAGTTTTCAGGCCATTCATTATTTAAAAATGATTTGCGTATTTCTTTAAAATATAAACCATTCCATTGATCTTCTATACTACTGTTATCTAATTTGTTAACCCATTTCAGATATTCTTCGCCGAACTCCTTATTCAATGAATTAAAACTCCCCTCAGGAGGATTTTCAGATAGAGTGGGAATCCAATCAATATCTCGTTTACGAAACATTTGTTTCCATTGTTTTTCGATATCACTATAACCACACACTCTAGGTCTACCTGAAAGATTAGTTCCGAAATTAATCCAGGGTAAAATACAGGGCGTCATAATGACCTCAATAACGGTCTAATCCCTACAGGCTTATCATCATCCAATGCCAAATGAATTGTTTTTGTGGGTTTTAAATTAAAATCTTCACAAATTTTAAAATAGTTTTTTTCATATTTTCTCCAGAAATATTCTGGACCAAATTCCTCCATAAAACGAATTCCTAGATACATTAAAGGATGTTGATTCATATTAAAATTATTCATCAGTGTAATAGATCCTTCGGGTTCTTCACGAGCAAATCTTACACCAATTCTATTACCCCCAATACCAGCTTTACTCAAACTGACCGCAAATGTTTTAATCGCAGGATGATCGAAATTAAATTCAATATCACGAATACACCCAATCCAAGCAGAATCAACATGCACCGATATGTTTAATTCATGACATTTATCTAAAATTTCATACATATTTGGATGCATATCACCATAATAAGGAAACGGCATAGCAATTAACAATTCTTTATTTGAATTTAATGTATCTATTGTAGCATATTTTATATTATTATTCAACCTCCAATGGTATTTGTAATCTTTTTCAAAAGTTTGTATGTCTCCACATCTTTGATATAAATCATCAATAAAATGAGTACATCCTTGTATTACATGTTTCACAGGAAAAGCATTAATACCGCTAAACGTACTAAATTTATGATGTTTTAACCAATCAACAAGGGTATCTATAAAATAATCATCTAAACTCCCTTGTTGTGTTGGGCTATCTCTAAAAACACCAGCATAAAATTCGTTTATACTTTCATCAAACATTGGTTGCTGACGTTCATATTGCAACCATTCTCTTTTATATTCTCTATTTGGATTATCTCTCATTTAAAAAAATAAATCTATATATTCTTCCATTTTTTCAGGAGGATTGTTAGTTAAAATTTTTTGTTTTATGATTTTAAAATTCTTTTCAGAATACGAATTTGAAGATAAAAATTTACTCAATGATCCTTTAAGAAATTCATCAAACTCTCTATTGTGTTTTAAAATAAAAGATTTAATATGATTAGGTAAATATGAAATATTTAACCAAGCAGGCTCATTTAAAAAATCCCATGACCAATTACGCATTTCTACTTTTGACCAATTGTATGTTTCTTGATAAAAAGGAGCATTCAAGGTATGCATAACAAAATGAGGTATTATAAAAACTTTAGGCCTTTTATCTAAATGCCAATTATACCACTTATTCCAATTTTTTTCAAACTTGCTCCATTTGGTACCATATCTAACAAATTCTGCTATTTCTCCTATTCCATCAATGCTTATGTTGAGGTCTACGTGTTTAAAATCTAAAAGAAGATTTAAAAGTTCAGTATTGGGGAAAATAGAATTATTTGTAACCAACATCAAATTTATATTTTTTCTTGGGACATTTTTTAATAATTCAAAATTTCTTTTTTCTAAAAAGGGCTCGCCCCCAAGTAATTTTAAATGAATCAAATCATTAAAATTAGTAAACTCTGGTAAATTATTTTTTAAAATTGGACCAAATTGATTCGAAAATCTAGGACCACAATCAATACATTTAAAATTACACTTATTGGATAATGAAACTTCTAACGTTTTAAATACTGGATTTTTGATATATTTTTTATCAAATTGAGCATTAAATTGATCTCTATATGATCTCCAAGATTTTCCTCCATGAGCTTCGTCTATATCACACTTTTCACACTCGGGCAGTTTTTCTCCACTTAACATCCTTTTTCGTATTTTTTGATTTTCTTCACTGTCAAAGGCGTCTTTAATATCATTATATTTTTTGTCAAATGGCTTATCAAACATACAACATGTTCTATATTGACCATCGGGATTATGAACCATATGCACGAATGGGGCCATGCAAAATGTCATTTTATAACCTTTCTTTTAGCAAAATCCCCACATGACAAATAACATCTAGCCAAATGTAAAGGATGACTTTTATTCCAGGAATCAATTAAAATTTTATCATACCATTCTGATTGGATTATATCATAAAATTTCGATGTCCTTAAGTCATTTTTCAATCCAATAGTAGTTAATATATCAGTTTTTCCTGAAACCTGCTCATCATGTAAATGACAACACGGCCACACTCTTCCTTCTGAAGTTATGAACAATTCATTTTCTATTTGATGTCTACATACAATATTCGCCGCATCATATACTCCCTGCCTTGCTCGGTTTTCTACTGTCTCATATACGTCACTATCAATCTTTAATGATTCGCTCGATTTAAATTTTGCGGAATTGGCAGTATTTCTCCAACTAACTCTTATTTTTAATTCTACACCTAACTCTTCTGCTTTCTTTTTTGCTAATGGAATTTCATCTGCATTATAATCAAAATGAATATACTGCCATATTGCTTTACCACCAGCATCATAATACGTGTGAAAATTTTCCCAAACTTTATCTATTGAAACATTTTCCCTATAATCATTTTTGGTAACACCATCTATTGACCAATGCACAAATAATTTTTTATTACTCAATTTCGATAATGTTGCTAACTCGGTCCAAAATTTTTTAGATCTAGTTCCCCCATTTGTCGATATTTCAATACTTTTAACTTTTTTTTCTAAAATAAGATATGAACAAATATCAATACAATCAGGATTTATGATAGGATCACCTAACACACCGCATAATTTTATTCTTGCATTTTTTAAATTTACACCATCAAACCAATCACATAACTCAGCTATCGTTATATTACCCTTATGATAATATGCACCTCTATTATCCAGCATCGTTCTTTGACACCCAGAACAAAGAGCATTACATAGAGAACTAATCTCCAATTCTAATCTAAACGGTTTCTGTAGGTCCATCTAATTCCATAAAAATTCTTTTAGTTGTTATGTCAGTAATCCAATCACTCGTTTTTTGAGAAACATTTTCATAAGTTAATTCATCTATTGTGTGTTTATTAAATAAATCATCAATAGATGTTTTAGATTTTGTTACACACATCCCACAGCCACAAAAAGTTTTCGGGCAAGTAATCATTGGAACTTTCTTTTGGTATAAACTATCAGCAAGATCATCTATAATTTTATCAAATTGAGAAATTTTACCAAGAGGAGCTACTTCTCCCAGTAAATTAACTCCACACGTTTGATGAGTATAAACAACATCAGCCTCCGAATTTAAAAAAAGAAAATACCAATTAACCATGCACTTCCAGCCTAAAAAATTAGTGGACGGAAGAAAAAAAGAATCTGCATCGTTTGCTTTGAAACTCCTTCCACCACAACAGGGTCTTCCAAGTCCCCGTTGGGTGTTTCCTGTTTCAGTGACGCTTTGGCCTTTATATTTCCAATAATCACGAAACCATTTCATTTGATTTCTATCGTACTTATGAGTATACCCCAATTCAATAGATTTTTTATCATCAGGATGATCGTCTCCTATAATTCTTGGTACAAAATCTACACTATTTTTTTCTAATGTTTCACACACATCTACACATTCCCAAAAATAATCTTTATGAAACATCACATTAACTTTATACGTCTGTCTTAATTGTATTGCATTTGATACGACTTGTTCTTTTTGCTGTTTTGTTGCTTCACAATGATAAGACAACGACCCCCCGGTAGTCAATGATAAAATTTTATCTAGAACAGTATTACTAAACCACCCATTAGTGGTTAATCCTCTACTAAAATCGGGATATTCATTTTTTACATATTTTAAAAATTTAAAAAAATCAGAATGCACTGTGGGCTCGCCTCCAGTAAAACTCAATTTTTTAAGAGCGGGCTTCTTTCTAAACCGGTCATACAATAATGCATATTCTGCAACATTATCAACAGTTTTGCATAATTTATCATAATCTAAAAGCGGAGACCATTTATTATTTCGATGCGGGGGGCAATATGTACACGCATAAGAACATCTTCTACCTAAATCCCAAATAATTTGATACCGATTTGATTTATCCTCTATAGTTTCTATACTATTCATACCACTGCAACCATTCTAAATCAGGAAAAATTTTTATAAAATTTAAGTTTCTTTTGCTGGCAATCGTAAAACACCATTCAGCAGTTTCGGGCAATCTCTCAGACCAATCTTCAGAATTCATAAAAGACACAAGTCCTTCAAGTCTTTTTATACCATACGGCAATTCTCTCCATTGTTTAAAGTCAATATTTTCATCTTTAACTCCATTACATTTTTTCCAATTTTCTTCAAGCCACGGATAAAATTCTTCAAATTTATCAGATATTTCTTGTTTAAACCATTTAGGTAATACTTTACAATTTAATTGGGGGGGCCAATACGCAAGATGTAAATCAATCATACCCGCTCCAGCAGGAAATTTATTAAGCAATTTCCAATCTTCGTTCAATTTCCAAATTATAAATTCCGGAAGATAAAAAATATTAAGAGCAGTAATTGTAGTTGCTGTAGTCAGTCTAAGATTACCATGAGGATAATTGTCTAATACACGCATTTGAGATGTAATATCATTCCAACGAGAAGGATAACGAATAAAATGATTTTTATCCTCGTATGAATCAACGCTAAAATGAAAAATTACATTCTTAAACTCTTTCCACAAATCAAACAAACACGATTCCCATTCCAGACCATTCGAATTATATCTAAGTTCAATATCTTTTGCATACCCCATATCAACAATTTTTTCAAGCACCATATAATGCTCTTTCATGATTAATGCTTCACCACCCGCCCAATATAACTGTTTAAGTGTTGGAACTTGAGTATAGAATTCTGTCCAAAAAGTTGGATTCGATTTATGCCAAGCATATGATCCCCCAGACCAAGCCAGCTTACCGGATTCTTTTTCCCATAATTGCGAAGTTTTTAATCTAGGATTTTTTATATTTGGATATATTTCTTTATATTCCTTTACCCATTTAGAAGAATCATGAGGACTACACATAACACAGGCAAGTTGACATTTGCTACCAAGCCGAAGATCAATATATCGCACTTTAGGAGGAACAGTTCCTTCTTCTGTGGTTTCACCAATAATTTCTTCAAGCCCGATTTCATTAACCCATTTCGCAGTTTCCCATTGTCGTTTCGACCTATGACCAGCATCTTCTTCTTTAAAACATTTTAAGCAAGAGGATGGACGTTCTCCTCTAAGCATCATTTTTCGCACGGTCTTCATGTATTCATTGTTCCATGCATCTAACAAGCTCGTTGTTGCTAAATTAGCAGGCTTCCCATCATCTCTTTTAAGAACACCCGCTTCCGAAACTGTTTTATTTGTTGAATCTTTATCCTGAACCGAAGAAGCATTTGCAGTACAGCATACACGCATATGACCGTTTGGTCTAGTGGAAATATGCATCCAGGGCAATGCACAAAAAGTTTTTGATGGCAAATTTTTAGGATCGTTATCAATCACAAACATGTTATAATTAAATATTAAATATAGTTAACCGATATATTTTTATTAAAAGAAGGAATCATATCATGAGTAATATGATGTTGACGGCGATTTAATGTTTCATCTTTAATTCCGACACCCATAAGCACTATTGGCTCATCATCGGTTTTTAGAATACTTTTGATTTTTTCACCATCAAAACAAGCACAACAGCCCGTTTGATACCCCAATAAAGATGCAGTCAAATTAACCATACCAGCGGCAACACCTATAGACTGATGCAAATCTTTATCTAATGTGGCTTGATTTGCTTCTGTATCTTTCCCATGCATTTTATTATAAGTTTCTTGATTGGCATCGGTTCTTAAGTCATTTTTTGTAAATGCTAAAAGCAAATTTGCTAATACTTGAGGATTAGTTCTTCCCGAACCCTCGCCATAATCATTTTCAAAAAAAGTAACATCATGTATATCTTCAATTATTTCTCTATTTTGAATCACATGAACATTATAAAAACATATGTTTTGTTTAGAAGGACATTCCGTTGCGGCAATTACTATTGTTTTTAAATCAGCCTCTGGAATAGTTTTCTCAAGATTCCAATTTCTTTGACATCTTTGCGATTTTTTAATCGAAACTTCTATTTGGTTATTCATACTTTAAAATCTCCTGAAAAAGTAAATTCGTGGATGCCGGAATTTTTTTTCCGGTAAGATTATTTACACCTTCAACTATTTTTTTAGTATAATCGGGGCTCCACTCTTTACTATATATGTATTCTTTAAAATTTTCTATTTTTATTGTTTTTTTAACTTCGGGGTGCAACGTTGCAATATCAAGAAACCCTTGCTGAAATATTATTTCATGGGGATTCAAATCTAACATATTTATATTATTAATGTCAAACACATTAAGTATAGAAATATTAGTTTTCCATGACACTTTATGAGATTTCCATTTTTCCAAATTATCATAATAAACTTTCCAATCAAATCCGACCCATGCCACAAATTCAGCAACATCTTTTACGCCATTACAGGCAACAGAAATATCCCATTCTGGCTTTAAATAATTTGGATATTTGCAACCATTAGTATGAATTAATACCTTTGTATGGGGTTTTATATTAGAAAGAAACTCTTCTGTTCGCTTGTCTTGAAAAGGATCTCCTCCTGACAATTCTAAATATTCCAACGAATCAAAATCTATTTCATAATCCTTCAACATCTCTCTATAACCCAAAAACCTATTACTATATTCGGGTCCACAAATACGACATTTTAAATTACAAATATTACTAAGGCGGACTTTTAAAAATCGCTTATCAATTGGCGTATTTTTCCAGCTATATTCCTCAATCATAAATAAATTCTTGTGGAGGGTTATCTAAAAAACCAAAAGCCCACATTCTTTCTTCACACCACCAACATTTACCACAATGAAACGTATAATTTCCTGATTCATAATCAGACCCCTCACAGCTTCTAGTGATCGGGAAAAGACTATATGTCAAATTATACTTATCATATAATTTTTTTATATCTTTTTTATTAATTTTAAAAAATGGATTTATATAATGAGCAAACCCACTCCATGATTCCAATGGCCTATCAGCAGATTCGTCTCTAACGTGTTCTTTATTTCTAGAAATTGTTTTGTCGTTTTTTGGGGGATTGCTTGTTATACCACTATATAATATATCAATATCTCCAGAACCAAAATTATCCATATCTCTCTCTTTAAATTCTTTTATTTCTCTCTGATATGGATCATTTATATCGGGATAATATACAATATGATCATTCATTTTAAAATCCAATGCTTCTTCAATAAAATCTATAACATATCCAGCATATATCGGATTCCAACCCCTACCTCTCCTCACGGATAATGGTTGAAATTTTATATCAAGATTTTCATCTTTTATTTTTTTACATAACATATATGCAAGAATTGAGCTGTCTGCACCCCCGGACATCCATTGTCCTATAGTTTTTGTAGTTTTTATGTCAAATTTTTCTTTGACATGATCTATTAAATGATTATTATTCTCTATCTCGTCAACATCATCAAAATATCCTATTTCAGTTAATTTTTTCATAACCGAAGAAGTATAACGCTTAACCGTTTTAGGTATTGATAGTTCAATGTTCATTTATTATGTTCCAAATTTCAGGATTTACATCTTTGAAGTTTATTCCTTGATGCTTATCACATGTTAATAAAAAATCTTTTATTTTTTTATATTCTAAATCAACTGCAACATTGCTATAAATTATATTATTAAAATCATTATTTTCAGTTAATTCTGTTATTCCCCAGTTTTTTCTATGCTCTAACGAGACTTGTTCAAGTCGTAAAAAATTTGGATTAAATAAAGGATTCATTCTACTTCGACCTCCATGATATTCATCTCCCCCCGCAAAATCATAAACTTCATTCATTTTATTCACGTTTAGAACTGATATTGTAGAATATATATGCACACAATTCCAATAAGAAATGTGTTTCTTAATATTTGCTTCAACATCATTCCAATTTGTACCAAATCGAATACATTCTGCTAGTGGACCAACAGCATCGATACTCACATCAACATGTACATCTGAAAATTTATCTAATTCCGTTAAAATCTTTTTATCAGGAAAAATACTTCCATTAGTATTAAATAAAATTTTTAACTTTTTTGGCAATTTACGTAAAAACCCCAATAGTCGTTTTGAAAAAAATGGCTCTCCACCCACAATTCTAACTTCTTTTAATTCGCTTAAATCACTATAATTTAAAAATTTTTCTTGAGCAGGTCCAAATGTTTTTCTATTTTTATCTTTATAGTAATGGTCTTTATCAAATCTAGACCAATCTTCATCCACAAAATCCCATTTAGAAGACAGTGCTGGTCTACAAATTCTACACATAAAATTACAAGTAAAATCAAGGGATATTTGCATTCCGTTTTTTATAGCGGTTTGTCTCATAGATTCATGTCCCTTTTTTTCATTAACTTCACATATCGAACATTCTGGAATCCATCCTTTTTTAAGTCGTTCTCTCGCATCAACCCATTCACTTTCGACATCACCAGTATAAATATTTGATTTCCATCCATGTGAAGCATCAAAAAGACAGCATGGTGTTACTCTACCATCCGGCGAACATATATCGATGTGTCCATCTAATCTATTACATTTCATAAAAAATTTGATTTGAATTGTGATGGGTTTGGAACTATTTTATTAATAAAAAAATTCATTATTTGATCGGCTAATATTACATGATTTTCAAAAGATAAATGATTATTTCTTGTATCGTTTTCAAAAAAAATTACATCATTATTTTCGACTTTTCTTTTTTCACAATAAGAAATTAAATTTAAGCACCTAGAAACTATATGCACATTATTCGGAACTTCTAATGTATAATTATAATTTCGAAAAGGATAACCATTACCCGACGACGGCCATATTAGAATTTTTTTATATTTTTTATGTTTTGTAAAAATAAAACTTACAAACAACACCTCTAAAATTCTATGCAATCCCGTTGAATAAAAAGACTCATAATCTTTAAAAATTTTATTTGATTGATCTGCTATTTCATCATCTATCATTTCAGGTAAATCAAAACTTTTTTTATTCATCACACTATAAATCATACTAGCATCTGACATCTTTTCTTCAGATAAATATTCTAACCATAATCGATTCATATCAGGTAAACAGATCAACAAAAAATCGCTGAATTTTGTAAATCCCATAAATTTTTCTAAACACCATTGGGCACCAACACCATGTAACGAGGTGTTCTTTACTTCAAAATTATATTTTTTTTCTAAAAGTTCCATCCACGAATCTGAAACATCAACTTTTGATTTCGGGCACGAAAAACTATCACCTAAAATATCAATTGAATTCCCAATTGTCTTCATCGATTTCATTTCTTTTACATTTGATATTACAAATTTCCATTAATTTTAAATTTTTCCAAAGTTTTGAAAAAACTTCACTCTTAATAATTTCATCAAAATCACTATATTTTAAATTATTTTCTAATAAATGATTAATCGTGTTTCCAAAAAAATTATAAAATTTTTGAATATAATAGGATGAACCCATCCAACAACAAGGCCAAACTGTTCCATTTACATCAATAAAAAATGATTTTTCCAATTCTTCATTGAAGTAAGTTGCTTTACATTTTATAAAATCATGTGATATATTTTTTTTCTTTACTTCCACGACTTCATGATTCTCTCTTTCAGAATATTTTTCATTAAAAGCATAAAACTTTTCAATTTTTGATATTTTTTTTGCTTGAGATAATTGATGCTTATTATGTTCAAATATTATAAATTGCCAAATAGCTTTGCCCCCATGACGTATGAATGTTTTATAATTATCTTCTAATTTTGACCAATTTACATTTTTTCTATAAATATGATTCGTATCTGATAACCCATCAATACCAAATACAACAACTGTATTATATTTCGCTAAGGTTTTCCAAAATTTTTTTGTTTTTGTACCACCATTTGTCGCAATCCAAATTTCTACATTTGGATATTTAAAATTAACATATTCACATATTAACAACAAATCAGGATTTAAAGTCGGTTCATCAATGTTTCCACAAAAATGTATTTTTTGTAAATTCTTAAAGTCATGGTTAATCCATTTTTTAAAATCGGTTAAACTTATAAATTTATCATTCAATCGTCTAGAGTAGGGGTTTGTTAAGTCAACAGAATATTCATGTCTTTCACAAGAAGGGCATTTTGCATTGCAAAAAGAAGTAAGTTCTATTTGCAATCTAGTTATATCATTTAATGAAATTGGCCACTTAGACATATTCTTTTAATTTTCTATAAACAAACAATGCTTCTTCAGGTGCTTTTTGAAATGTTTCAAGATACTGTGTGTAAATTATAAATTGTCTGCAATAGTCAACATTATAATCACTAGTGTTTAATATATTTTGAATAAAGTCATCAGTTGGCAATTCTTTTTTAATTTCATCAGGTAAATATTCTGGACTTAAATACTTAGGAGAAAAACAATTTGTTTTCCTCATTTTAATATCCAATGATGTTAAATATTTTTCTGTATCATCAACATTAAATATATTATAATTAGTCATAACAAAATTTGAACACACTCCACTTGTTAAATCCCCATAAGTATATTGTTTATGGTCTTTCAATAAATGCTTCCACCTCAAAGCATTTTTTTCCCAAATATCCATTTTCAAACCCAATCTAACCCACTCGCCAACAGGACCAATTCCATCAATACTCACCATGATCATAACTCTTTTCAATTTCTTAATAAAATTCGACCATGAATTATGTACAAATTTTGTACAATTTGTATTCATCGAAAAAAACAATACATCATAATTTACATGTTGATCCAACATTTTAAAAAATTCAGGCGAAAATTCTCTTTGAATTGTAGGTTCACCGCCTGTAAAAGACAAGTGTTTTAATTTACTAAAATCTACATTATCATAATTAGGTTTTATTTTATCGATCTTACCTTCACGATTTTCCCAAACAGTGCTTGATTCTGGTTTACATGTAACACAAGCAAAATTGCACTTATTACTAAAAGAAAGTTCCAAACCCTCAAGAAAAAAATCTTCACGATATGAATGTTCTTGATTGATAACTTGTCTTTGCGAAAGTTCTCCTACCGAATCATAATAATAGCAAGATCCACATTCTTCAATATAATCTCTATTCAACATGCGTTCACGTAGAAGATTCATTTCTTCTCCCATAAAAGCATCTATGACATTTGTATATCGTTTTCTAATAGGGGAATGATAGCAACATGTCCGATAAGTTCCATCAGGACCACCGGTCATTCTGCTAAATGGCGCCATGCAAAATGTGGTCATAAGAATCGACATTAAGTGCTATGAAAAATTGATACACGTCATCTTTAAATGCGAAAGCATCGTGCCATTTCAAAGTGTTTATTAAATACAACCTACCAGGTTCAATATTTATCTCTGATCTGTATATCTCATGTTCTTGTTTAGTTTCATTCCACATACAAAAACCATCAGTTGTATCTTCTGTTTTAAATCGTAAATATACACCATCTGGATTAGTTGTTCCCCATAACCTCAACCAGCGAACAGGGTGCCATGTGTCATAATGGGGTTTAAAATTCGCTCTCGTATCCCATTTTAAAATACAGCTTCTGATCATATATTTTTTTATATCATTCAATGGATCAAGTGAAGGCATATTAAGTACAGGGGTAGGTTCTGTAAAATCAACCTCTAAGTCTAATTTATCAACATTAACATTATTTTGTATGTCTTTATAGAAGTTAGTGAATTCTTCTGAGGTATCATTATATCCTAAATTTACAAAATTCCATCTATCGAGCGGCCAACACGCAGGTTCAGGAACATTATCTAATCTACCATTTTTATTAACTAACGGCAACCCAAATCTTGGCAAATCTGTAAATTTATCACCCCATTGTTTAAAAAACGAATCATATTGATGTATGTCATTTAAAAAAGATTCAACATCTATGCGCATATTTAAGGGAACTAAATTTTGACTATGCAATTCATTATATTTTTTTTCAGAAATAAAGGTCATAATATGCCTTTTTAGCAGATGCACTAAATGGATCTAAACTCAAATTACATAAATGTTTAGATAATTCAAAACCCCTAAAAACACTTTCCCAAAAAGTATCATAAGGAAGCGGTGTATCGAAATTACTTATTTCCCAGCAAGATTTTTGAAATGAAATAGGAAAACAGGGCACTTCGTCAGAGTCTTCTTTCAATTCCGAATTTTTAACCTTATAAAAATAATCAATCCGCTTGCTTAACCACTCTGAAAATAATTCATTTGTCGGTAGAGTGGCAGACAATAACATACCCCTTTTATCATTTAACAGTGTCAATTTTCTATATACACCATAATCAGAGGCTATCTGCAAAATAACTTTTTGATAATTGTGAGGTATAAACCCATCATGATCTATACAAAAATCTATTGTATTGTTCCAAATTTTGTCAGGATATTTTTTACTTCGTATTTCAAATTGAAATTTCATTGCTCATCACCAATTTAACTTTCCAATCAACGGGAAATGGTTCGTTATAAAACTCAGTAACGAAATTATTGGCCCAACACGCTAAATCGGGACTCCAATGATCCATTACATCAACTGAGTTAGTTGCCCAAGTATTAAAGAAATCGTGTTTAATATAAGTTTCCATTGTACGGCCATTCCAAAAATTATCATTAGTTATTTGACCACCAGTCATTATGTCAACAAACTCTCCAGTATCATATATCGGATGAAGAAAAGACGAAACATCCGTTCCAAAAACATTATGAACATGTATATGAGGAAAATTCCACTTACCACACATAAATTTTTTATGTTCTTCTTGTATCCATTGCAATAACCATCTATAGGCTTCATCCTCCGTATTGAAACACAACACATGATTCACATAAATCCCATCTGACCATATCAAAAATACAGGTAATGGCCAAATACCCTCGCCCTCTTTAAATTTATTTTGTGTATTTACAATTTCTCTACAGCAAGGATTTCTTGTACAGCCATCACGATATTTGTCAATAACAATATGCCTCTCGGCAGAATATAATTCTTTTGAATTAGACCAAACACGTTTTTCAACATTTAATCTTAAATTATATGCATACATTTATTATAAATGGTTAAAGATTCTTCAGGAATTTCATCTAAAATCATCAAATATTTCGTATATTCTATAAATTCCTTTATTCTGGTACTATTGTATATATTCGAATTAAATATTTTTTCTACAAATTCTCTATGAGTATCATTATAAAAAGGCATTTGCAATATATCATCTTTTACATTATCAGGTAAATACGCAACATTTAATTTTTCGGGAGAATAACAATTTCTTAAATCAAGAATAATATCATTTTCATCTGCCCATTTCATTGAATCATAAATGTTAAGAATATTGTAAGTTTGTACAACAAACATTATTCTTAAGCCTGTAAGATGAGGAGGCCTTAACTTATAATCAGGGTTTCCATTTCTTTCAAATTTGCTCTGATCAAACCAGGTCTTCCATTTTTTCAAATTAACACCAAACCTTTTCATAGTTAAACCTTTTCGGCAAAATTCTCCAACCTCGCCTATTCCATCTAAACTCAAATATATTAAAACATTATCACATCTATCAATAAAATTAAAAAATTCTGATTTGGGAAATACAGAATTATTAGTAGCCATAGTGAAGAATTTTGTTTTCCTGTCTTTAAAAAAATCGCCGGAATACTCTTTCATAATCATCGGTTCACCCCCCGATATAGTAATAAGATCTAAATCATCAAGACCGTCAAGAAGATATATTTTTTGGGGTTTATCATCTATTATTTGTAAAGGCTCTTTTTCCCACATACTGCTGGCGCTTGAATTGCAAATAGTACATCTAAAATTGCATTTATTCGATGGATAAATTTCAATTTCTGTTAGTTTAGAAACAGGTGACGTATCATGACAAGAATTAATACTCTGGCGGAGACTCATTAAACCTAAAGACTCTAGATGATAACAATATCGACATCCATCTAAAAATTTCCCGGTCAACATTTTTTGGCGAAGAGATTTCATTTCTTCGCCATCAAAGGCCGCTAATAAATTATCATATTTGTCTTTGGGAATAAAAATTTGTTTTTCGGAACACGTTCCATCACCAGTTGTTTCATTATAATGAGTACATGTATTGAGATTACCATTCCACCATTGAGTCATTCTTACGAATGGACTCATACAAAAAGTATTTGAATCCATTATTCTAAGGACGTGTCATTTTCCATTATGAAAGTATTTTCGATTGCCCAATCAGAAACATTATTAACATCACTCAAATAGTCATATACATAAGAACTTATCAAAGACCAATTCTTTTTATTATCAACATTAAAACAATGATGTATTTCACTCTCACCGAACGATTCTTTATCTTGACAATTACAAACCATCTTTCTTGGATTAGAAATATTATCATAACTACTATCCAATTCAGCTAGATCGGCATATGTTATGTCATTTTTACTAGGAGCATCTTCCCCAAAAAGAGAAGTGTTATAGAAGTCATCTAATGGCGGGGAATAAAAATTAACTGGTCCATATTCTGCCCAAAACACTGAATATAGTCTTTTTAAAAGAATATCAGCATTAAAAACTTCCCTACTTCTCATTGAAACATCAGTAGACCAAGATAAATTATATTGATGAAACATTGTAAAATACAATTCTTTCGTTTGATCATTCATATTTAACAAATCAAACGAAACGCCCTCATAAAACATTAAACAATTTATTTTAGTATTATCAGCAAAACAAAATAACCCAAGAGTCCCATTAAGATTAAATCCCTCTTCGTCAAGTTGCGTTGTTAAAAAGGGGGGGTATACATCATAATCAACTGACGGCTGATTATTAGATTCAAGCAACGTTAAATATTCATCCGCATTATTCCATGTCCGAGAATCATCAGGTAAGTGAGTCAATTCAAATAAAATGCATTTCATATTATCCTTTCTGTGTTAAAAAGCTTGAACATTCTTTTGGAACTTTTACAAATGTATTTAGGTATTTAGTATATTGTAAAAATTTCGCATGAATTAATTCAGATTCATCATTTTTTTCTAAAACATCCAAAACGAATTTTTTATGATTTTGATCATAAAATTCTGATTCGATTATTTCTTTCTTATATTTATTAGGCAAATATGCAGGACACAAATAGTCTGGTTCAAACGCAGTTGTTAACATCACACGATCTCTCATATTAAATGCATTTACATATCTAAGAGTATCGGTTAAATTAAAAACATTATAGTTGCTTAATACAAAATTTATCCAAGGACCATCATGTCTTGAAGTTTTATCATAAGTTCTGTTTGAAAAAAACTCTAACCATTTTAAAAAATTTTTACGCCATACTCTTTCTTTCCATCCCAACCGACAAAATTCTCCAACCTCACCAACACCATCCAACGAAATACCTATGCAAACATGTTTTAATCCTGATAAAAATTCCATCCATCGTTCATTTGGATACGATGAACAATTGGTAATCATTTGAAACCACGTATCATTATTGGTTTTACTCTCTATCAAATCCCAAAATTCATCTGTATAATACGGTTCTAAAGTTGGCTCGCCCCCCATTATCGTTAGTTGTATTAAATTATCAACACCATCCAACTCTATTGGTAATTTGTGTAAAATTTGACTATCAATAAATCTAAATTCTTTATTTCTAGACTCCCAACCCGAAGATGCAGATTCGTTACATGTTACGCATATAAAATTACATTTATTTGAAGCCGCAAAATCAAGCTCCCTCAACAAAGTAGATGGTGGGGGATCTGGATATCTTTCATTTATATCTTGTCGGCAAGAATATTGATTTGAATCATCATAAAAATAACACCATTCACACTCTGTTCTTCGTTTTCCTTCTAACATTTCTTGACGAATAACTTCCATTTCGTCACTTAAAAATGCATTTTGTATAGTTTTATAATTATTTTTTAATGGAGGATGATAAACACATGTTCTTAAATCACCATTTGGTGATCTTGTCATTCTTGTAAACGGTGATGCACAAAAATATTTGGTATTCATTCAAAAACCAAATCTAATTTTATTTTCCATTTTTCAGTCATTATTTTACAATTTACAATATCAATATCCCAAATTATTTGGTTTTCTCCATAAATCGATATAACCTCCCTATAGGTCATCCAACCTTTATTACTTTTTTTCATAATATTAGATATTCTCGAATCAGCATTTGTAGTAATTACAATATTTTTAGTGTTATCAATTTCTTGACAATGATCAATAGATAAGCCAGCCATCACATTTGAAAAAAATCGTTCTTCAATCGTTGGACCCCAACATCTTGGGCTATATTTTGTTGTTATTGCTCTTGTTAAAATTCTATAAGTATTTGGTACAAATTCACTAATATCATCTATTCCCGATAACATGGCTAATTTATCATTTTTAAAAAATAAAAAACATTTAAGCATTTTTTCAATATTTAAATATTTAATATCATAATTTAATTTTCGTTTTTTCCAATCTAATATAAATTTTTGCAATAATTTTAAATCTGTATATCTAAAATCTCTAACAATTATCATAAGTTTCAGTTCTGACCAGCTTATTCATCTCATTCACTTTTATTTTTTCAACTCTTCTCACATTAACAGAAGAATCCTTATACCATTCTTGAACCTTTTCTTTAACTATTAAAGCCTCTTCGTCTCCATCATAAAACATCCAAACTTTGTCATTTTTTATGGTTAACATACATCGATTAACAGAGGTATTGTCTAAAACATGTTTTTCAATTGTTTCGGGATGAATACGTGAACAGTTTAAAGCTAATATATTTTTCGTTCTACCAATAAATTTTAATTCATCATCAACGATATCACCCGATGCCCAATAAGAATCTTGTATTTTCCATTTTATAAACAATTCATTATCATTCACATAATAGTCTATTAAAGATGAAAGATTTTGTCCTATTTGCTGTTCATCTTCTGAATCAGAAATAGCAGGCGGTACTTCTGTTGAACCATACAAATGATGAAATTTTTTAGCTCCCTTAGAAAGCACATCTTCTTTAAAACCAACAGGAACAATATCTGCACCGCATGAAACCGTCATATCTGTAAAATTAAAATTTTTCCATTTATCAGTTCTTTTCAATACTCTATAAACTGCGGGTAAAATAAAAGCATGGGTTGCATTTTGAATTTCGTCCAAATAATCATTTGGGCGAAATGCTATTACTTTCAAATTACAATTTGTCATCAAAGCAGGCAAAACTGAAAGAACTGGATACCCTATCGAGGTGGCAGGTAATGACATATTAACAATATAATCATTATTCGTATAATTATTATATCTACAATTTTCTTCAGCAACCATTTTCATAAGCTCATAGGAATGAACTATTTTTTTAGGTTTTCCAGTAGACCCTGAAGTAAAATAAACAAAATCCTCTTTTCTTTGAAATCTTCTTATAATGTCTTCAGTTTCTTCTTTATAATTTACACAATCAATCATAATAATCTACTTAATGGTTTAATTGTTTTTTAGGTGCATAATTTTTCATTTGATTTAAATATATCCCCAATTGACACCAAATACCATCTGGAAACACCCACTGATAAGAACCAGTATATTTTTGATAATTATCCCAAATGAAATTACTACCGGAAATACTATTTGCCCCTTTCTGAGAATCAAGCCAAAATCGAGTATCATTTCTACTGCTTAATACATAATGAGCTAACTGAAATCTAAGACCATCATTCCATATTCTTCTCATTATACGATTATATGATTTCTTGCTATAACCCCTTTTTATCGTATTCACTAATTGTGTAATACCACTTTGAGTCATAAACAAAGCCGTCGCCTCAAGTGGATCAACAAAACCAGAAGATGTTCCAATAGCAACCACATTATCAGACCAAGGATTCTGTAAAATCATCGGATCCCACTGAATAAACCGTTCTTCTTTTTGTGAAGACAGGGGAGTTCTATCGAGGGCCTCATAAATTTCTCGAAATTCTTTAAGTGCTTCTTCTTTATTCACATAACGAGATGCAAATATATAACCCATACCCACACGATTTTGTAAACTAACTTCAAATGTCCAACCATACTTCCTGGCAATTGATTTAGTCACATCTGAATCATTGGGCGAATTTTCCATAGGACACACCCATGCAGAATCAACAAAATGAAAATCTGAAATATTCATTTTAGTAAAATCTCGTATAAATTTTCTACCAAAACCCGTTGCATCAATATAAAGATCAAACCCCTTAGGTAACTCTGAAAGTTCTTCCTCGATTAAAACAGTTTTTTTGCAATGATTTTTTACTATATCAGCAGAAGCCTCCGCACAGACATGATAAGCATAATCAGATCTTGAATCTGGATTATCAAATTCTCTATAAAAATTTTCCTCAATTATTTTCCCAGCAACATCAAAGTTGGTAGGATCAGCCATCATTTGATCAAATTTATTATTATCATTAAACCAAAATCTTGTGACAAATGGTTTATCAAATTCTGGCGCATTCCACCCCTCTTTATAATTTCCATATTTTAAAACGGCATCAGAATTTTTTACCCAATCCTTTTCTTCGATACCCAATTCCTCCCACCACCATTTAAGTTGAGGCAAGGTTGATTCCCCAACACCCATTGATGGAATATCAGGAGCATCATAAATTGTAATTTCCCAATCTGGTAAATGTTTTTCAAAATAACCCGCGGCCCACCATCCTGCAGTACTGCCGCCTACTATGCAAAGTTTCATGTTTCTACCTCTATAGGATCGCTTACTTTATAATAATATACAATTTTAGTTAATTGGTGGATAACATCTTTTCGTAAAAGTTCAGAATCAAAATATAATTTTTTCGTAGGATATCGTTGTGTTAAAACAACCAAATTAGGCAGGATAAACGTCATAGAAAACAGATGTTCACCAAATTCATCTGCTATTTTTTGATTATATTTTCTAAACGGATGAAATTCTATAAAACTATACAAATAACGTTTAATTTCTTGCTTAGATTTGAAATCACATTTTGTTTTAATAACTGAATTTATCAATATCATTTATCAACTCCAAAAAATTATCCATAATATCAGTATTTTCTATTTCTATAGAACCATTAAAATCTATATGCCAAATAAATCGAAAAAAATCGCCATATTTGGCATATATTTCCATTGTTCTATTAAAATTATGCTGTGCTTTTAAGTCCACATCAAAATCAGACAAAATCCCAATATCATCGCACAAATCACTTACCATATTAAAACATGATTTATATCGTTTTTTTAATGATGGACCATCATATATATTAAAATAATTAATAAATCCTTGCTGTTCTAAAAACTTGTAAATACCAGAATTACTCAAAACAATAAAGGGCTTTTTCCAAATCAAATTTTTAACTATTTTTTCCGTAAAAGATAATCCAAACGTAAGAGTTGATTCTTGATAATAATCTACATAACTCTGAAAATATTCAACGGGGGGGAATATGCATTCTGGAAAAAACGTATTGTGATATTTTTTCCCTATAACCCGTCTAGCATTCTTTGTTATATCTTCAGACAAACGTATGCGGTCTATTTTAAAACCCCTAACCACAACATCATCTTCGGGCTTTAATGAGACCTCATCATTTATAATCACACGATTTTTATTCAAATATATCGTTTTAATATCTATATTATTTCTCATATGGTCATTCGTATAACTCATATGATCTTCATTATACGGATATAAAGAATATACAATATTTTTCAACTGCATTACGTCCCCGACAGATAAAACTCTAAGAGCCGCAGGCCGTCTATTTAAATGACATACATGATATTTTTTTTCGAAATTATCATCTAAAGAAAAATCTCTCGACAAATGTTGTACATGCTGACAAATGACTTTCCAAGGAAATCCATAATAATTTTTATTGTGATCTATAGAAGTAACATCAGAATCTATTATATAAATATTGTCTTGTAAAGGCAATAATTGCTTAGGCGAAGAACTTGGACCAGAATCCGACTCAATTACAAATAGTCTATCCGAATCTTTTAATTTTTTTAAATAACTATCATATGAACTATGTAATCTCTGTATACCAGGAGATATTTCATTATCTTTATCTAACGTAGTAACAATATAATCCATTATTATAAATTCTAAGAATGGGTTATAACCTCAATATTTTTCATTTTTTTCAAGGTTGGAAATTTAAAATTTTCATAATGATGTTGTCTCCTATCTTTAGATAAATCTGCACAGCCCACTCCCATTAATAATACAGGAACTTCTCCCAAAATATCAGCTATAGCACTAGAGTCCATACACTTACAACATCCTGTAGCATATCCTAATTGAGTAGCTACGATATTTACATATCCTGCGGCTATACCAATTGCAATAGAACGGTCTTCTGCCCATTCATCATCATATTGAACATTAGGTACATATGTATCCTGCCGTTTCAATAACGGATTTTCATTTTCAGTAAACACTAACAATAATTGACCAAGCACTTGTGGATTAGTATAATATTTACCCTCTTCTGTTGTTTTTTCGTCAAATGAATTTTCTTTTCTTAATTCAGAATCATAATCTGAATAAATTGGACCAAATCCAACAGTTTTTTTATGAATTTCTTCTATCATGTCCCGGTCTTCTATGACATGTAACCGATAATAATTCAAATTTTGTTTAGAAGGACAATTTGTCGCTGACTCTATTAATAGCTGTTTGTCTTCTTCGGGTATAGATTTACTTAAATCCCAATTTCGCTGACATTTTTGCGATTCGTGTATTGTTTCTCGTATCATTTTGCGATACGAACCATGAGTTATTGCCATTATTATGCTCCAAAATTTAAATATTTATGTTATATTAATCTATAATAATTATTAATATTATAGTAATCTTTTTGTCTCCAAACCTTACCTGCACTTTTTAATAATCCATCTGTCAAAATTTCTTCGTTATAATTAGAATATGAGCATCCTCTAAAATCAAAAGAAATACGTGTATTGATAGAAGAATTATGAGGTATAGATCCATGTAAAATTTTACATCCATAAAATTTTACAAATTGACCGTATTTTATATTTACAGGATATAAAATATTATCAGAATGTAATATATACAGGGTATTATGATCATCTACATCCATTAACGGCATCCAAAAATTCTCTTCAAATTCAGGATGAAGTGCTATTTCATTATCAGTATGAAGACTATAATCAATACCGTTTTTATTTATCAAATCATTATCACAATATTTCACTGTACTTTTAGAGGGTACTATTTTAATTGAAGGCAACCGTTGCATTACAATAACGTTTTTGTTTAACATAGTAAACTCGCCAGGAGAAACATTTAACGCAAGTTTTAATATATTTTCACAAAAAGATTTCCATAATAAATTAAAATCAGCATCATTACGAAAATAAGAATATATTGTATGTATTAAATCACCATACGTGCTTTTTGGTTGTACATCACTAACCCAATTCCATGCATCTTCTGAAACATATTTCAAATGCAAGTTTTCAAGAGAACACTTCAGCAAATTTTCTAATAATTGCTTCCAATTATAAACACTTGTGTCATATTCATAGATTACACCAAACTTTTCTTCCATCATTAAAAAATCTCCATCCCCTCAAACGGCATATTATTATTTTTTTTATCCATCATAGGTTCTCCTTTAATATTCAATGACGTATTGAGTAACATTGGACAACCAGACTCTTGTTTCCATTCTTGCAATAATTGTTTATGCTCATCAGTTTCAACAATTTGGACTCTAGAAGTACCATCTAAATGAACTATACCAGGATACATTTTTCTAGTATGATTCAATGCAGTGAATGTTGTGTTCATATAAGGCGAATAAATATTATTTTTAAAATATGATGTCAAGTCTTCTTTTAAGATCATGGGGGCAAAGGGTCTAAAATTATCCCGGCCTTTTATTTTATTCACTCTATCTTTTATATTTATAATAGAAGGATCGGCTAAAATTGATCTATTACCCAAAGCTCTGGGTCCAAATTCAGCCTTACCAGAAATCACTCCCGCAATACCATTGGTCTTGAGTTCTTTGATCAAATTTTCTACAGGATATTTTCCAACAACGTCATATCCCAAATACGGAGAAGGGTCTATTTTTGTTTTAGTTCTTGCAAGAACACATCCTATGGCTGAACCACCGTCTCCTGGATTGCATGGTATATGAACATTACTAAATTTTTTATACAACAATCGATTGGCAGAAACATTTAAAGCACATCCTCCAACAACTATTAAATTATCATCTTCAATTTCCGAAATAATATCATCAAACACTTCTTCATATACTTGCTGTGTAGCGGAAGCTATTTCAAATTTATCCATAGTCAAATCTATTCCACGATGAAAATTAGTACCGTTGTCCCACAAATTTCGTATAATAGAATAATTTTCAAAAGTCGAATTACGATTTACTCCAGCCGCACCCATCAAAATATATTCTTCTTCGTTTGGTTTCCATCCAGCCGATTGTGTCATTGCTGAATAAAATAATCCTATTGATTTAGGATAGTTCCACTGTTTTATTATTTTAAATTCACCATAAATAACTTTCCACTGGGTCATTGTGGCCCATTCACCTATAGCATCTATTACTAATACTGTACAATTTTCAAATGACGATGTATAATACCCATAACACGCATGAGAATAATGATGTTCTGTGGGTATAGTATCATATTTAAATTCAAAAGGGGTTATCAGTTTTTGCCCCGCTAACTCTCTCCTTCTATTTTTTATTCGTATATCTTCATAAAAATATACTTTATTTGGAACACCCCAGTGTTCTTCCGCGAATTTGATAAGATTATCTGGTATTATAGAATCATTTTTCTTACGTGACCAACGTTCTGCATCAGATGCAAATACGAGTTTAGTATCTTCAAACACGGCCAAAGCCCCATCATGTGAACCAAAAGTGGTTCCCCAGCTAATCATTATATAACCCCGATAACTGTAAAGTTAATTTATCATATTTACTAAAATTTATTGCAAAATGTTCTATTGTGCTGTCCCAACAAGTTGCTTCTCCTATACTCCATCTGGAAATAGTTTTGTTAGAGCATTCTACTAATTGACCAAAATACCATTTGCTCAAAAAAACATTAATTCTCACTTTAATTTTATTTGTTGGAATATCATTTAATGGCCAAAATTTATCATAATGTGATGCATTCACTGAACCCGGTTTTTGTAAAATCAAAGTAGCATATTTAATGTCAACATTTAACTGATGATTTAATTGATTCAAATTAGATATATCATCTAAATCAATAAATTGCTGTAATATATTACAGTTCAAATCTGCATATCCTAATGCATTTGTTGACGTGCATGAGGTATCAACTAACCGAAAGTTGTCTTGAAATTTCTCCTGAAAGACATAATCGATTGACACCTGATCTATTATATGCATCATATTGTTTATTTCCTATTCCCATAAGTATATTATCAGTATATTCAAGCTGTAACTGATCACATATTTTTTTATAAATTGCGCCATAGTTTAGCCAATTGAAATCAAAAGGATATTTTAATATTAATTCATTCGCAACACCTATACTCAACAAATTTAGCATTTGTATTCCTTTTGAATTTAAAATATCAATACCATCATCCGAATTTTCTCTCTGTAACCGGATCCCCACTCTCAAATGTTCTGCCCCATAAAAGGATTTTGAAATACTAAATGCTAAAGTATCTATGCACGAATAATTATCAAAATCTATATTTATATTTTTAGACACGGTAGCATGACAAAAATCCAATAAAACAGGAATATTATATTTTTCGCATACATCTAACCAATAAAAAAATTCTGTGTGGATTTTACCATATCCCGTAAAAGGTACACTCATAATAAATGCATTATTTTTGGTCGTCTTTAAAGTCTCATCAACACGGCCAAAATTATAATTATTTTTCAAAGCGGCTCGATGATACATGAATTCACCATCGAACAATCTAAACGTTTTATTTTTATGCTTTATATAAAAATGATCAAAAATATGAACACTTCCATTAGTAATTTGGACATTATTAAACGAGGTTATATTTAAAAAATTGTTTAACTTAGAAGAAGAAATCCATTCCACAAAATTTTGTTTAAACGTGTTTATCAAATCCAAATCATATAAAAAGTTCATAGAATCTATCGACATTATGAACTTTTTAACTTCCGGATCTTTAATAGCTGTTAAATTTTTAAAATCATGCATATTCTAACAATCCATTCATTCTTCCCATAATTTAAAATGAGTATATTCATTGCTCGCATAAACACTTTTATGCGGCATATCATCTTTGTTATAAGTACTGTTACTCAAATAATAAAAAAAACGTATTGCACACCGACTAATTTTATTTGGACTATTTACGGTTCTAACAGAATGCCAATCTTTTATTTTACCCGTAACATTTTCTTTAACAATAAGTCTATTAAACAATGGAGCTACATCATATAATAATTTTGAATTAGTATTATTGTCTATATTATCAGACCAACATTCATGGTGCCCACCCCATTCCTCAGACCAATCAGGAGTTAAAAATAATATTGAGGACAAAGTCCGATGTAATCTTAATCGATCATTCCAATTAAAATCATAATGACATTTTAAACTATCTCCAGGCCGTATTATAGAAAACCCCGCACCAACTATATGAGGATCAGGCAACAATCCAACTATTCCCGTCATCTGTTCCAAGTCATATATCATTTCACCCGAATGCATCAAATCATATGTGATATTATGAGCAATAGGTGTATATATCAAATCACGATATTCTTCCATCCTAGATCCGGATCTAGTAAACACAGTCCAACCACCCCTTGGAGCTGAAACACATTCTTCATATAGTTTTATACACGTAGCTTCGTCTAAAAAATTATCAAACACTGCATGGGGTATACCAGATTTTTTATTACATTCCCACTCATTTTTTTTATTCAACATATTTTAAACCACCAAAAAATAAATTTAACAAAAAAATTTTTCCGATCTCCTACCCCACCATATACACTCTCTAGCCCACTTTTCTAAATCTCCATCATATTCAATATAAGGATCTTTCATTTTATGATACTGTTCGTTTATTAATGAAGAATCAAGATTATATTGTTTTTTTATAAAAACACATATTTCATCATAAAATCTACGTTTTTCTTTAACTAAATGAATAATAGTAGCTTCCTCATACTCCCAATATATATTTGAAACGTCTAATACTTTTCTACCCCAAGGTATTTTTTGTTCAAATACTTTTTTTAACAGCCTCTTTGTTATATAATATTCTTTATAAAGAAATGTTGTATCATTATTGATAAACCACATAAAAAGATCATCATAAAATTGCCTCAATGTTATTTTATATTCCTTTTTTAATTTCAGTGCAAGTATTCTTAACCACCCCAAAAAATGAAAAGAAATCATATACCATTTCCAAAGAGTTGCTTCAATATAGTCGTCAAACGACATAACAGTTGAACCAACAACAACATTATTCACATCTTTCATAAGCTCTTCTGAAGGATGATCATGATGAAAAAAAGCTGGAGTTGTTTGCCTAATTTTAATGCCGTATTTATTTAAATATTCTTTATCACCAAAGGGAGTATTAGGTAAGGCCACCATCACATATATACCAATATAATTATGATAATCAACATCATCGATCAATTTATACAGCCCCTCCTTAAAACTAGTTAATGTTTCTTCGGGTAACCCTAAAATTGTTTCTATGTAAGCAGGCATTCCTATTGTTTTGAGTTTTGATATGACTTGAACTAAATTAGTATTTTCATTTGTTCTTCCTATAGCCTTTAACGTTTTGTGATTTGTAGACTGTAACGCAATCGTCACACTCTTATTTAGACCAGCTTTCCACAAATCTTCAGCCATGTCAAAAAGATAGGGCTTTTTATGTTTTGCCCAAGTAATATTTAATGCGGTTGGAAATCCAATCGTTTTAAAGTTTTTTATCAATAAATCAGAAATAATCTTATGTTCTCTATACATGCCAAAATTATTAGCAATCAAATGCAAATATTCAATATTGTGTTCAGAAATCCAATTGATTTCTTTCAGCATCTTATCATAATCTTGTTTGATAATTTTTGTCCAATGTCTATCGCCAACCTCACAAAAAGAACACGTATAAGGACAACCTCTCTCTATTTCTATAAGACTTTCCCATTCATAATTATGATCTTTAACAGAAATAAGATCGTCAAAAAGACCATTAAGGTATGGGCTAGGTAGTTTAGATATGTTTTTTATTCGTTCTTCTAAAGGAGTTTGAAATTGATGTGTCGTAATACCTTTAACTGATCTTATATTAAATCCATGAATAATTGTTTTCAATATATTTTTAAAAACAATTTCGCCCTCATTATGCACAATAACATCAATAAACGGTCTTTCATCTAAAAATTCTCTGCACCTTCCGTATTTAGGAGTACCTAGACCACCATACACTATCAAACAGTTGGGATTTATTTTTTTAATTTCAGCACATACTCTATCGCTTACATAAGTGTTCCAAACAAAATAGGAAACACCCACAACATCACATTGGGCCAATTTTTGAGCAGTTGATAAAACATCGAAAGACCCGTCAAGCACATAATGCCAATCAGCAACATTAAAAGAAAAATTATTTAATATTTCATCGTCTGATCTACAATAACTCCACACACATCCTGTAGAATACGGTAATTTAATTTGATTGGTAAAAATGTGGGACAGCTCTAAAAAGCCTATCCTCTTCTTAAATCCAGCGTTACACAATGAAATCCCCCTCCCAAAGTTCTAGAATGCCTCAAATACAATGGAATACTATCAATTCCATATTGACTCAATAGTTTTATCAAAGCTATTTGATTTCCATCAACAATAACTAAATCATTATTAACACTTAACAAATTAAGACCTATAGAATCACTTGATATTCCATAATCTATAATATCAGTTGAAACAATATCACTAAAAAATATTTTTTCCCAATCTTTGAAAAATTTAGGATAATTGTCTTGATCACATCTTAATCCATTTAATAATACAAGCCCCTCTCTTAATGGAATTACCGTACTATCAAAATGTGCGCCTGAATATGCATCACGTTCAATATGAATTTTATAATCAGGAAACATTCGTTGCAACCATTCTGCTCCTTTTTCGTTTCCACTATTGCTTATTTGAAAAATCAAATCATTATCAATCCTTACTACATTTGGTGCATCGAAAAGTATTTCTTTATTCATTAATGTTGATTGTGATAAATCAGAAAAATCAAAACTTACGTCTTCAACAATTTGTTTTGGAGCGGAAAACCAATTTGTACCATCATCAAATGCTTCATGCAAAATTTTATTATAAGACCAAGTTTCAAACATCCTGCTTCTCATTACGCTAGGTACTTCAACAATATTATTACCCAAAACTAAAAAAATGTCTCTAGGACAATAATTATACCAACCAGTAGTTTTCCATTTTGGAGTCTGAATTAGATGACGATGTTGTATTTTTTCTGGCCTATGAACTATCACACCACAGTCTTCCAACACTTCAGATAAAATATCAAGATCTTCACTTGTCTCTTCAAGAACCTCTTGATCATATGGACCAACATATTTTTTTATTTCTTCAATTGTTAAATTTGCATACATGAAATTTTTCATCGAAGAATCTACTGGAGGAATATGTGCAAAATCTGCACGTCCTACAATTATCTCATGAAGAGGATCATAATCATTAGTCGAGTGTATTAACATAATTCTCTATTTCATCTTGAAAGACTTGATACTTATCATCATCGCAACCTCTAAATAATTTATAAGAAATATCACTACATATTTGATAATTATGATTTAATTTATATTTAAGCGTACTTATAATACTCATTAGACCATTTAAATCCATTTGTAATATTTTTTCACACTCGATCATATACGCTTTTAATCTTTTTCCATATTGCCCAATACCATCAAACGAATAATCAAACAATTCATCATAAAGCACAAATCCGTGATCCGTTAAAAATTTATAATAATTCTTAGAAGCAAAGGTTAAAAATGGTTTTTTATAAAAAAAATTTTTGACTGTTTTTTCTGTAATATGTGTAGCACAATCTGTTTGAGTTTCACAAACAAAATTCACCGCAGATTTCAAATATTCATCAGGAACAATATTATACAAATACCAAGGACAAGTCTGATATTCTTTTTCTAAATCCACATCGGAATAATCTGCGGAATATTCTGTGTTTAAAGATCTATTCAACATAACACGGGCGGGATTTTTTAATTTTTTTAAATCTGGACTAAAATATATTTTTTTGGATGAGTTGAAATTATTAAAACCAAATAAGTAATTTAGTGAAGTTTCATCACCCGATATTTTATCAGTATTGTGCGTATGTGAACAATAATCATAATAAGAAATATTAAAACAATCATCAAGCAAATCATATTTAATAACTTTTCGGCGAGCCACTTGATCGATCATATCAATATAACCTAAATTCGAATATATAAAAGTATCATATTTACTCAATTCTGACATTATATAATCTCTACAAAATCTTCTTCCCCCAGATAAAAATATAGCATTGTGTTCTATACGAGGCTGAACATTATCTTTCAAAATATAAGTACCAATTTCTCCAGGAAAAAAATATTCATAAACAAAAAACCAAGGAAATGAAACAATTTTTAAATTTAAACTTGATTTTACTGATTGTTTTACTTTTTCATAATTTTGCTTAAGATGAATATCCGCGCCGACAAATGTAATATTAAACGTGTCGTCAAATTCATTGAGTAAATGATAAAAAAGCGCCCTAGTATTTCGCTTATGATATCCCCCCACGTTCAAATACGGGAACAAAGAATATGGTTCTGCATAATTATAAAGAATTACTGTTTTTTCAGCTCTTATTTCATTTAATATTTTTTTTGAAATATGCTCGCAGTGCAAAAATTTCATCTAATCCCCTAAACAAACGCTTTTTGTTCATTTATCATAAATTTCAAATAGTTAAAATCATCTAATTCAGAAGCAATATACCATATTTGCTTCTGATTCGCCACATGAAAACAATTATACTGTATTTTTTCTCTAAATGTTTCTATTTTAGCAGTTAAGTGGTGAGTAGACATAGCTAAAATTGGTTTTATCTGTTTCATAATAGAATCAAATCTTTGATCAAATGATTTATCATCGAATGAATAATCAAACAATTCTTCATATAGATAAAACCCCGCTTTTTTCAAAAACTGATGCGAATTTCTTGCGCTTAATAATATAAAAGGTTTATTTAATGAAATAGGTTTAAAAGTTTTTTCTGTTAATGCAATGCTTTCATCAACATATGATTCTGTCACAAGGTCTATACAGCTCTGAATATATTCTAAAGGAACACATCTTTGAAAAGCATCATGCTTTGAAGCAAAAGTTTTTGATATATCTTTCTTTGATCGAAAATTTAGTGGAACTTCACTTTTTTTCATAAAAAGTAAGGGATCATATATTTCATTTAATTCTGTTAATTCATTTAATAATTCATTATCTTCATCATTATCAAAAACATCTTCCATTTGTTGAGGATCTTCAAATGGATAATACGAATACATAAAATTTTCTATGCCACGCAGTGCTTTGATTGTTTTTATTCTCTGATGTTTTTTTGTACTGTTTAATGAAATAACATTATATTTTGGTTCATACTCTATTTTTTTATCATCAACAGTTAAACTAAAATTGTTAATATTAACGCATCCTATCTTCGCATTTGAATGGGGTAATTCAGTTTGCGAAGCACTGGAGGATTCAATCTCATAATCATTAAAAAAACCATACATATAAGGATTAATTAATGGAATAATATCTGTTTTTATTTCATTACAAGAAATTATTTTTTTTAATCGGTTTAAATTAGACCATATGTTAAAATCTGAAGTGACATAATATACATTTTTATCTTTAAAATCCAGAGTTAAAATATTATATAAGGTATAATCATCAAACTCATCTAATGGAGCAAGTCTATCAGCTTCTGAATCAATGAAAATCACATTTTCGTCATCTGTTTGCAACACTTCATCTATAATTGTCTGATCAGCCGAAACACATTTCAATGTTTCTATAACATTTTGTATCGGTACTGTATCAATACACTGGTCAACATGTATTCTCATAATAAAAGTTTTTTTCCATAATGAATTATTTTTAGTGGGACAAGATGTTTATTGGTTTTAAATTCTCTCCAGGGATCCACAACTATACTATCTTTATTAAAATTAAAATCATAATGACATCCTCTATGGGCAAGTAAATATGTGCATGGAACATCATTCATATTTTCATCAAAACCCAGTTCAAAATTCGACAATTCATTTACATAATATCCCACTAATAACGCATATGAACCATCAGTATAACTTATTTTTGGCTTAAACGACTTTCCCAATATAACAATCGGTAATTTGAAACTCACTAATTTTTCAGCCAATCTCTTTGCTTGAACCTCTCTAGAAGTCATAATTGCATCAAATAAATCATACCCTAAGTCTAATTTATTTACAAGAAATCTTAAAGCAATATTATCTCTGGGATGACAGGGACCACCATCTCCCATACCAGGCTTCATATATAATTTACTTATAATCCTCTGTGATGAATTTGACAACGCATTAGCAACTACATCACAATCTACATTACCGTTTAGTTCTGCTACATCTTGTATCATATTAACTAAACTAACTTTAGCAGATATAAACGTATTATAAAATATTTTAATACATTCTGCTTCATCTAGGGTAACCAATTCAAATCTAGTTTTTTTCTTCTGTAAAATTTTTATATAAAACATTTTAAGATCATAAACAATACTTTGAAGTACATTATTCGATCCCATTATAATCATTTCAGGATTCAGCATATCCCAAGTTGTTGTACCCATAGCAATCAAATATGGATTGTATATAAAATTCACTCCTTTTTTGATTATTGGCAAAAAGTCTTTTCTACAGGTTCCAGGTAAAACTGTACTAATTAATACAATAGTCTGACCCTCTCTAATATATTCGTTTATTTGAAGTAAAGCATTGATTACGAATTCATACTGAAAATCTTTGGGATCTAAATGCGAGGAAGGCTTGGTTCCATCATAATCTTCATGATGAGGAGTTTCAACCGCTAAAAATATAAAGTTGTTATATTGTATTGCATCTTTTATATTTTTATGAATAATAATTTTATTGCTTTTTTTCTCACGCAAATCAAAACCATGCACACAAATATCATCTTGGGCCATTGCTTCTGCACATTCTAATCCTAATTTACCCAATCCTATAAAACCAACATCAGTCATAGATAAATTTTTCAAGTTTTTCTCCTTCGGTTTTATATAGATTTTTATGAAAGGTTTCAGTGAGAGTGGTATCGTAGAAAAAATTTGATAATTTATTAAGCAGAACATCTACTTTTATTTACAACTGGTTATTCTATCATATCAAACCACGCACGATAAAATAATGGATTACTCAGCTCATCGCCATAACTATCTCCAAAAATATAAACGATCATATCATTCGTATATAAAATGGTCTCTGCCTAAAGAAGGATCATTCCAAGTTGTTAAAATATGTTTATTCCAGATATCATCCAATACAACAGAGTCTGTAGTGAAAAAATTCAAAAGTATATTAGTTAAAATTCTATGATTACAAAAAGACAAATGATTAGCCCTGTAATTATGTTTATTGTCGTAATCTTTAAAATTAACAGATTCTTCTATGCTCACATGATATAGTGGTTTGATATGAATATTAAAATATTCATCATTTAATTTGCTCAATTCATAAATTTCTTTAACATTAACATAATCATGAACCCCTGTCCTATTAAATCCAAAACATAAAAAAACCATGATCTTAATTTTTTTTAACTGCGATAATACCTTTAAAAAATAAATGTTTTTTATATTTGCTCTAAAAATTTCTTCTTTTAAAATTTTATGAGTAAATAAAATTTCATATTCTAAAGATTTTAAAACAGTATCTTTATCTCCTCTTAATACATCCAAACAAATGGGTTGATTATATAAATCTATCGGTAGTCTATATTGACAAGATAAAAAAAATATTACTTTATCGGTTATTTTTTTAGTTTCAAAACATTCATAAAAATCTTCAAATATCGTATATGGCCCCAACCCACCTTCTGCAAAAGTATGAACTTTTTCTCCTGTTTCGTTCTCCAAAATATCATACCACAAATCTCCTGTTTTCCCATTGAAATAATGGGGATCTTTTGGAGACCCATCTATTGTCGCAAAACTATCACCGAAAATAAAATAAGTCATTCGTAAATATAATCCACCTTTTTAGTTAATTCATGATATTCATCTAAAAAATTAGACTTAAATTCTACCTTTGACCTTAAACCTTTTTCAAAAAAATCGATCATTGCTTTAGCTATTTTATTATGATTCACCTCACTAAAATGATTTAATCTGATATCGTTCATATAAATTTTTTCACCTTTTACAAACTTATATGTTACGGGTTCATCAAAATGACATTCTTCATGGTCATAAAATTCTTCTATTGTCAAAATATTAAAAGGATATTCGAAATAATAGAAATTTTTTGAATTTAAAATATTCAATTGATTATCATCATTAATAAATCCACCATTTGCTTCTTCAACCTTATCTATACCAAAAGTTAGAGCAACAAAAAATTTAGAATCTGGTAAAAAAAATTCAGACAAACAATATAATAAAAATAAATTTTTATAATTAGTTAGTCTCATTTCATTAGAATATGTTTTATAAAAAAAATCAACCCTTTTTTTATTCTCTTCTGATAAACTATCTGAGTACAAATACTGTAATCCCATATGCTTATCCTCTTCTGAAAGAAAATCAAAATCTATTCTTTCTGGGGCAGATAAAAGAAAAATAAATTTATCACCATTTAAATTGAACAACCCCTTTTTATCACCGCATAATTGCATAAATTTTTTAAACGTATAATCAGGACCCGAACCAGCTCGAGCAAAATTTACCAACTCTTCATCAAAATACTTCGAAACCTGACGATAATAAAGATACTCTGTTTCTTTATAACCCTTTCCGGTAGGTGCTGATCCAAAACTATCTCCAAATAGATATATCATGTTCAATATTCATTATATTTTTGTAATAAGCATTGTTTTTTACAACATTGCGGAGTTGTTTCTAATTTTTGCCATTTCTCAACTGTAATATATTCTCTAAATGTTTTTATTATTTCGTCTATTGAATGATGTTTTAAAGAATTCCAATTCTTAGGTAATCCATCCAAATATTCATCATAAAAAGTTCCATCTAAAAAATGAAATGCATGAAGAGTGCAACAAGGATATACGTGTAAATCACTAGAAATTTCTATTTCGGTCCAGTCATTAACAATAAGCCCTCGATCTCCATGGTTTATACAATACACTACTCTTTCCATGTGCAATTATCTTTACATAAAGGGGGACAGTTATCACTATTCCAAACATCTTCATTTAAAACCTCTTTAAATTGTTTTAAAATATTTTCTAACTTATTAGTTTTAAGCGAAGTATCAATATGAATTAATACAGTTTCATTTATAATTTTATCTAGACCAATGCCTAGTTTATTTAAATAAAAAAAACAACATGGATATATATTCAGACCCAAATCTATTTCATATTGTTTCCATTGTTTTAACTCATAATTATAGAAATCACAGTTTATCATAGATTAACATAGTTACATTGATGATCTTTTACATCATATTTGTTTAAAATATTTTTCAATTTAATTAAATTTTTTTCTGTTATTTTTAAACAATCTCTCTCATTAATTCTCACCTGCAATTTTATGTTTTTTTCTCTAGCTAATGCTATAACCTGTTCCACTTCTTGAAAATTATGATCAAATACTGTAAAATCCCATTTTGTAACACGTTGTTTGGCGGATTTAAACATATTAGCAAAAGCAAGACTGGTATTAACACCTATTCTATATAATTTATTTGTTTCATGTGTTAAACCATCAATAGCAAACACTAAAAATAACTTTTTATTTTTTTGTAAAAAAGAATTAATCCATTCGGGAGTTTTTAATCCACCATTCGTATACAATTCTACTCGATCAAAAAAATTTGAAGCTGATATAACCAATTGATCTATTTTCGGATGCAGTAAAGGATCACCCAATTCTCCGCAAAACTTCGCAACAATATTATCAGATAGTCTTATGTTTTTTAAATATTTTACATTTTCCCACAGAAAATTATCAAAATCATCTATTGACAAATGTTTTAATTTTAAATTTTTATCAATAGTTCTAAAACAACTTGGGCATTTAGCATTACAATATGATGTTATTTCAAAATTAAATAAAATGAATCTTTGTGCTTTATATCCATCTACGTGTACAACCTCCATTAATTACCCAGAGTAAGAGTGCTTACTCCCCCCTCATGTTTATGTTTTTCGTATAAATAGGTAGCCATACGTTTTCGCTTTTCGTTTATAAGAAATTTTGGTCTTTGATTAAATTTTAAATGAATAGTTATATTATTAGTTTTCGCAAACGACAATGCATCAGGAATTTCGAAAAAATTATGATTAAAAATTAAAAATTGCCAATAAGTATTGACCCAACCGTTTTTTGTATTAGCAAAAGCGGCCATATTTGATAAAGCCCGTTCCGTCCTTACTCTTCTTCGATATATTTGATTAGTGTCATCTTTCATACCATCTATTGAAAAAATCATTTCTAAATTTTTATACCGTGTACCGAGTTCTTTATAAAAATCAGATTTTCTATTTCCACCGTTTGTAACAATTTTTAAAGTTCCGAAAATAGAACATCCATAATCAATAAATTTCATAACTTGAGGATGAACCATAGCATCACCCAATTCCCCCTCAAAAGTAACCACATATCCTTTAAAATTATGCATGTTTTTCTCAATAACCTCCTTAAAATCCTCAAATTTTATATGTAATTGTCTTAAACTGGGATGTAATTTTTGATTTGGATCCACAGATGAATCCAGAGGAATAGGATCAGAATATGTTCCATATCTTTTACAAGAAGGACATGCCGCATTACAATAACTTGAAATTGAAAAATCATAAATAATATTTTTATTAATCATACAGTATATATTATGAATAATTATTTCTAAGCTCTATAAACTTATCAATCCAATTATCCCTATGTTCAATAAAAACTTGTGGCACGTCATCTGCTACAGCAATAATTATTGCAATATAGGGTATAGGTATACCCGACATTTCTTCCCACATAACAGAATAAGCAGAACATTGCATAAAATAATTATCAATCCATTCTTCTTTTTTGGGTTTACTAGAAGTCTTAAAATCGATTATGTGATTTTTTCCACGAAATTTACCAATACAATCAACTCTTCCAGCGGTTTTTAAATGATTTGAAAATAATGCACGTTCTTGCCCATAAACCAATTCTATTTCATCAAGAATTGGTTGAATACTTTTAAACATAACAACATTATCAGGTGTACATTTGTCAAATGACAAATCATTATTTAAATAATTTTCACAAAGTTTATGGACTCTTGTTCCACGACGAGAAGCTTGAGTGGAAATTTTATTGGCTTCTTTTTCTCCAACACGCTTTCTCCATTTAATTATACCTTCTTTTTTATAATTAGAAAGTATAGTAGTGACGGAAGGATACTTTTCACCAGCAGGAGTAATATAATATCTTTTTCCGTTTTCATTTAACGTTTTTAAGTCTAAATCTCCAAAAACATTTTCATGTATAAACATTATTCAATTACATTGAGGGTGCTACCATGATGTGCATTTTTTATTTCTTTTAACTTATCATTAAAAGAAGCATCTGGTTTATTGGGTCCTATATTATCATAAGCAAATCCTGGAGCAAAAATTCTCAGCTTAATATCACATTTTACACCACTTGAATGTGATGAACCCTTTACCTTACATTCGGGATGAGGTTGAGAACGAATTAACGGCTCTTTTCTCATATCAATAGGTAAAAACTCTTCAAAGGTTAACCCGCATTTAACACATTCGTAATCATACGTTGGCATAATATTATTCCTTATTAAAACACAAAATTATCAAACGAATTCCATGTTTTTTGACATTGACATATATTGTTGTTTAGTATTAATAAATTGAACTGAATCGTTATCTAATATCACACTAATATTATCAAGCTGTTTAGGAATAACATTATCAAATAAACACATATCTTTATTTCCGATTACATTAAATATCATTGGATTTAAATAACACGCTCCTGATGTTGCTAAAAGCTGTTTATTCAATTTATATTCGGGCTTAACTATAATTTTTTCTATTTTATCAGAACCGTTTTTATATTTAATGAAATTTTTATATTTACCATCTTCCATGGTCATATGTGACAAAATAGAAATTATTTTTCCATTATTTTTATGAACATTATAATAATTTTCTATATCAAAATTATATAAATTGTCACCATCCAAAAATAAAAAATCTCCTCCATCTAATTTATGACTTAATGATTTTAAAGTTTGAGCTGTTCCTACACATTTAGAAAGTTTATGTGTATTAATTTTTAAATCTGATGAAAACAATATTTCAATTTGATATTTATTTAATGCTAATTCAATTTGATTGTGATGATATTTTGTCGCAACAATTACTTCATCAATATCATATTTTTGCAACCATTCAAGATTGTGAAATAGAATCGATTTCGTTTTTATTGACAATAAACACTTTGGCATCATATCTGTAAAGGGCCGTAACTCTATATTCATGCCAGTACAATTCATCAATACTTTCATTTTTTAGATTTCTCATTATTCTTAGGTATTGATTTTTCAGTTTTCGAAAAACGGCCCTGATTATCTCTTTCGGGTTCGGGACTGGGTTGTTGAACTCCCTCCGGGAAAGAGTTATAAGCCACACTATGAGTAATTTTATCATATTTTTCTTGAAGTTTTTTATCCTTCATATACCAAAGATCATCAGCTTCAGAAGGATGCAACGAGCTAACTAATGAATGCCAAAGGGTTTCTCGCTTTAAGCTAGTCAAAGTTGGATGTCCGCCCTCGACAAATAAATACATTTTTCTTACTTCATAATTCAATGTAGCACCATCATCATTAGCTCCCAAATTTGGGAAATAACTATTTTGCGGTTCAAAGTCTTCCGTTCTTAAAGTTGGTCGACCTTCAGGAAGAAGGAATTTTATATCTGAATTAAAATTACATATTAACAGTTGTCGTACTGCCTTAGTGTGGTGATGCCGTAAATAATTAATACGTTCTTCATCTGTAGATAACTCATTTGCATGAGAAAAAATCTCGCTTGTCATTTGTGCAGTCATAATATTCTCCTAAAATTCATTTATTTGCTCCATTAAGATTTTAAGTTTATGTTTTATAAAATAATTAAAAAGTTTAGATCTACCAACTTCGGGTAAATTATCATATTCATCTACAATATTGGTTTGCAACCATTCAGGTATTTTAGTCAAATCTATCAACATTTCATTTCTACGATAATTACGTAACTGTTCACCTTCGCAAAAAGCATCAGGGTCAAGTTCAGACCAAACTGATACTTTTTTCTTCAATATGGGGGTTTGTCTTTTATCGGTAACAAACGTGTCGTCGGAAGACATAAAATTAGGAACACCATCGGTTGCATCACCCCTCAATATATGCTCTCTTAAAAAATTAACCGGATTATCACTATTGAGATATTTTTTAGAGAGGGGCGAATATTGAGTTACATTTTCATATTTTTGTAATTGAATAAAATCTTTATCACTTGATAATATTAAAACGGGTTCTGGAACAAAAAATAATTCTTCAATAGATGTAACAACTGCATCAGAATCATGACCATCTTTCAATTTACTCGTTTTCTTTTCTCGAAACATTACAAGAGTAGCAATAATATCATCTGCCTCTGCTTTATCTATATATACAACTTTATAAGGAAAATTTTCACTTAACTCTTCTCGAATTTTATGTAATATTCTATACAATTCAGACCAATCAAAATCAGATTTATCTTTTATTATTTTTCTATTAGCTTTATAATATTTAAATACATCTTTTCGCCAATTATTTCTCGCATCACAGCAAACAACTAAGTTACCGTATTCCTCGTTAAATTTATGATGATACATTCTTATAGTATTTAATACTGTATGTCTGACATAATCTTCAGACATTAGTTTTTTATTCATCATCACATTTGCAATAACGATTTGCGAATAATCAAGTAATATCATTTTATAATTTTAAGAAGTATAGTTTCATTATTAATACGACCAGTTAAATCTTTTTCTTTAGACTTAATAGAATCATATTGTCGTTTAATCACCAGTTTACTTCCAGAAAGTATCTTTGTTAATATACTTTCTGGTTTTCTTAATGTTTTACATTTAGAAAGGGTTAAATTGAATCCTTGAATAGTGCTTCCTTTTACAGATAGACCAGCAGGCCCATCGGATTTATACATACCAAGTTTACGATACTTTGAATTAAATACATACAATTGATCAGCACCAATAATTTCAGAAGGATTAATTGATACTATTTTATACTCATCATCTTGTTTTTTATACTTCAATTTGGAAATTTGTTTAATAATTGAAACTTGTTTTTTCTTTCGTGGAAGTTTTTGACTGTTAACATTGGCGGAATATCGTTCACAGTCATTAATAATTGCGTGTATAAACTTACCATATTCAATAAATTGGTTCTTCGTCATGTTGGCATAAGATTCTGCTACATAGTCATCTGTTGATACCAATTCTAGTTCTTTTAAATACGGCTGAAATTCATTTGATATTTTTTTAGCAATTAATCCTTTAATTCCTTTCTTAACCAACCAATCATATGTGCTTATGGTCGACTCATAATTATTATCAATGAAGTCATCTATGGTACCTTCTAGTTCAGTAGCATAGTGAACTACTTGTTCTCTTATATGATCTTGTATTGATGGTTTGTTATCTCCATTAGTTTCTTTTTCTTCAACTTTTTTCTGAACAACAACAGAACCATTTCGCTTACAAAATTCTATATAAGATTTAATTGTTTTTACATATTTTTCTGGAAGAGTTTCAAAACCTCTCAATACCATTCTTCCAAGAAATCCAGCAGTTCTTAAATTAATAATTGTTGAACCTTCAATAAAAACACCAGACTTCCCCCAGGAAGAAAGTTTAACATGTTGAGTATCTTCTTTAGAATATCCAGCATGTTTCATATAATCAATCAACCAACGTTTAGCTTGGTCTGCTTCACAAAAATGCGAATACCAATTCAATCCAGTCGCAATATCAATCCACTTAGATTTATCATCGAAGACGGGTTCGGAATCCTTCTGTAATTTATCAAAAGCTTTTCTTGAACTAATAAAGGTATTAACTTTTTTTGATTTCTTTAGCGGCATAATCTAAGTCATATGTTAAGTTATCGAGAAAATCAGTCCATTGGTCAATTCGCTTATCCCAACTATAATGAGTATGTGAATATTCCACTGCATTATCAAGATTTTTTTGAACATCTTTTGTCCAGTATATATCCATTACATCTTCAAGTTCATCAGCAAATTTTTCAGCATGTTTATTTTTATTTTCTGTATAATTATACATGTACGCAAACTCGCCACATGTTTCGGGTAAAGCGCCCCAATTAGAAGTAACAATTGCACAATGAGCAGACATTGCTTCCATGGCAACTCTGCATGAAGTTTCTTGCCAAGTAGACGGATAGGCCAATATATGCATATTTTTCCAGTGGTTTCTCATTTCATCGTAAGGAACTGCTCCATAATACGTCACTCTTGGGTCCGATTCGCACTTTTCAAATAAATGTTTATAGGGTTCATCGTTTTGCTTCCATCCATACAAACTATAACTAGAAAAAACATGTAAATGAAAATCAGTCCTATCAATTAAATCCAAGGAGGCCATAAGCACATCAAGACCTCGTTGAGGAGTTGATGCGTATACTAATTGAAGATCCTTTGTTTCAGATTTTTGGTGTTTAGGAATAGGAACAATAGCATTTTTAATCACTTCACCACGTTCATATGGTATTTTTAATAATGTATTAAACTGCTGTTGTTGCCAGTGACTAACGAAAACTAATTTATCAAACAGGTCTATTGATGGAGTTGTTAGTAAAGAATGAACGGGATCTAATGCAAGATCATGTAACCAATAAATCCTACGTTTATTTTCTTCTATATCATTAACTCTTGAAACAATAAATTGAAATTTATCTTTATATTCTTGAGACAATCTGCGGAATAATTCCATTGAAAGAAGTTCTGTCCCGCCTAAAGAATTTTCAGCAAGATTCCCTTTTTCGTGTTGAGGTATTTTTACATCTACATTATCAAGCATAATTCACCTTTATATTCAAAACAATTGACCTTCCACAAACAAGATCATTAAATATTATTATTAAAACCTTCTTTTATTTGCAATAAACCTTTTGTTCCACAATGGGGACAATACATTGATTTTACTATTTTCTTATGCATTTCTTCTTTATTGTCAATAGTTTTTACATAACTCCACCATTTCTCGCATTTTCCACAATTAAAATGATATAACATTTCATAAACAAAAACATGTTCCCATTCATCGAGCATAACAATTTCTTTCTATTGCGTAAATGTTTTGTCAAAAAAACCAAAGTAACATATAAGGATTCCTTAATTTAAATAGGGCGAGTCTACATCTTTAACTTCGGGGCTTTTGGCAGACATTTTTTCACAAAAATCATGAAAATCATCTAAATTGTCTTCTTCGTGAAAATGAGCTTCATCATAACGTGTAAATAATTCTTTTGCTTCCCGCAACATTTCGACACGAAATTCGTGGATTGTGCCATCGGGCTCATGAGCCAATAAACAACCCTGTTCTTTTTTATAAAACAAATCTATACTTGTTATCGAAAACATTATTATATTATGTTGAAGTCGAATGATTGAAAGGGGCGCGGCCTGGGTGGTGGGGGTGCAGATCCATTCTTCCACTCAGACCTCCCTGCGCCATTCGAAAAATTATTTATTATTTGATGTTTTTATATTTATAAAAACATATAAAAGAGCAAAAAACACACCTAAAATAATAAAAAGCTGAAGAGGTAAAAACACTGCACTCCAGCTCCATAAAATATTACCTGTTAATTTTAATATTATTAAAATTAACGTTATAACAAAAAATAATGGACCAATGGAAACAATTTTCATCTAGTTGATTTCCCAACAATCCTTGTATAAAAATCTCGGTCCATTGAAACATTAATATTAGAACCCATTCTTTGATTTTCTGAAATCACGGGTTTAATTTGTTCTGGTACAATACATTCTAATTTTGTAATTTTACCACCTTTTTCTAAATATTCATCAATTTTAACATTTAAATTGCTTCTTGATATTTTAAATTTCTTTTTAGTCTTCTTAGCCATTTTTCTCGATTATAATAGGTTAATTATAAAAAAACAATTTTCGTATTTATTGTTTATTGAATACTTATTTATTGTTTATTGAATACTTACGAATAAGACATTCAATACCATCCTCAATTGCTGACCGATCTTTTACAAAGTTTCTCAGTCGTTTTACAATTTCAAGATATGTCACGAATAAAAACAGAATTCAAATCCTCAAATCCATTCCAATCATAACGAAAGTCGCAACCTTTTTCGGACAAAGTATGTAGTTCAGTGCAATCCCAAGTAGCAACTTGCCATTCATTCTTTGAGGCAACCCAAACATAAACATATTCAAGATGTGAACTTTCTTTAATATATTCTTCAAATTCAAAATAGTTTTCATATGTTATTGGTTCGAGATCATTGCCCCGATCTGCATGAGAATCTTCAATCGATTTTTCTAAGGATGATGCGTAACCCAAAGACGTTGCCAGCTCATAGGCTTTTTCTTTATTATTATAGGTTTCTAACAACCGTTCACCAACACCTCTTATATAACCATCATAATGTATGTATGATGTAGTAACTTTCCAATCCTCATCCATATATGCAACTAAACTGTTCGTACTCATAATATATCTCCTTTAGCCTATTATAATCACATTATCATAAATTAAAAAGAATACATAATAATTATCGTCAAATACATCATACCAAACAACAATAACGCTGTTGTAATTTCTTTAATCAACATAGTCATAATCAAATCTCAGTTGAGTTAAAACAGAAAGGAATAATTCCTAACCTTCACTTATATTATCTCAAATATAGGATGAAGTGTCAAGTCTTTTCTTCATTTGGTTCCAGTGTATGTGAAAGGCTTATCCCATTTTCCAATACCGGTAAAGACATAAAATGCCGTAGAAAAATAATCAGTCATCATATCTGAATCATCGTACCAATCTTTTCCCCCATCTTTTGCAGGAGCGGTTTTGGCAATCGTGTCAATTCGATCTAACAGTGTCTTTACTTCGTCTTTCGGAGTCATCCAAGGAGAAACTCTTCCGAACCCATATCCGTTCCCTTCGTTACAATCGTATTCTGGATTGGCCTCTAAATTCCATTTAGTAGATGACAACAATTTAATATCTACACCAGAGTGGTGTCTGTTTTTCACTGAAAATTTCAGTGTTTTTCCGAACTCTTCTTTAAGAGCTTTACGGATTGATTTCGTTTCTTCTGAACTAAGATGGGCCATTTTCAAATCTCGTTTGGGTTAACTTAATCTTTACTCATTCTCTACTACTATGGTATCAAATCCAGCTGAAAGTGTCAAGCTAAACCATAATTATATATGGTACTCCGTATGGGTTCTGCCCCCATCTGACTGCCTTGAAAGGACAGTGACCACACTAGCCGTCCCACGGAGCATTATTTATAATCAAACCATCTAATGGGTTTGTTGTATCGTGTTAATAGTTCGTCTAAATTTATAATCAATTCATCAGACTTGAAGTCCCAAAGCCAATCGCTTAATGCGTTCCAATCTTCTGTTTGCATCACAGGAAGATGGATTTCCCAACCACGAGGATGGAAGTTTTCGTTTTCGGAATCACCACCTCTAATATCAATTCTACCACCTGACCATTCACCACCGTGTTTATCTGTCCATTCTCGACCCTTTTCTAACAGACACCATTCGGCATCTATTGGCCCCATCCAGTTCGAACAATAATTATATTTCATGGTACTTTTGGCCCTGTTATACCACCGTGTTTTTCACACACTTCATCCACCACTTCGATAGGAACCCATCCATAAACTGTCCCTGTCAATTCATCTTTGTTTTCAGCATAACTTTCTATCAACGATTCTGCTGAACTCGGAAAACCAATTTCAACGGTGTATGGCCCACTGTAATGGTAATGACTATTCTGCACGCTCATAGAAAATCCATCTTTACATTCTACGACAGATACTAGCTCTGGCCGATATTTGAGGTGTCCTCTATATTTATTCATGTATGTTGATATATTCATTCCAAATCCATGTTTAAGGTTTCTAAATCAGACATTTTAATTTCTTCCGTCATCATCAGTGTTAAAAAGCACGACCACGCATCGTCTTCTGTGCCAAAATCTTTATCGTATGAGGCAAACCCCTTTTCAGATAATCCTCTCACGGATACTCTAAATGTGAAGATTACCGAATGTGGGGTGATGTCGCCATGATAAACTACGAGTGCCAATTCTTCACATTCACCATGAACGGAAGTTTGGTGAAATGACAAATCAGTTTTTTTATATATTTCAACTCTCGGTATCATATCATTTTCTCTGGCTGGTCATGTAGGAATCGAACCCACGTCTTCAAGTTTGGAATTTGAGGTTTTACCATTAAACTAATGACCATTTAAACTGGAGCCTCGTATTGGAATCGAACCAATATCTGAAGATTACAAATCATCTGTAATTGCCATTATACTAACAAGGCGTTGGTAGGCGTGGGTGGATTTGAACCACCTTTGGAAGTATATAAGACTCCGAGCTTAACCAATTAGCAGACACGCCTATTGTTACTAAAATATGGCGGCCTTTGAGGTATTTGAAACCTCCCTAAATGCTTGACAAGCATTCGTGCTACCACTACACCAAAAGGCCAAATTGTGGTGGCGGAGGTGAGAATCGAACTCACTTTATACCTGCTTATGAGACAGGTCAAGATGCCTACCTTGCCCTCCGCTATTGTTAAAATAATCTTCTATGAAAAATGGAGCGAGTAGAGGGATTCGAACCCCCACCAAAAGATTGGAAATCTCTTGTGCTACCCTTGAACACCATACTCGCAGTCTATTATAGTTATTTTGCCAGAATAGTTAGTTTGTCAAGCTGTCCGATAGGATCATATCCTGGCATAATGTCACACACTCTATTATCTTTCAAATGAGTTTGTAATCGATCACTAACGTGATCATATACACCTTCGTGTTGTTCCATCATATCAGCCATCATTGAAATCAGATAACCAAACTCGTGATATATTCTATTAGGTTCTGATACATCATAATGAACAGAACTTTCCTCCAACATCTGTTTCACTGTTTCTTCATTCTTACGCCAAGTATTCATTTATCACCTGTATCATATTAAATATTTATCATAATGTAAGTAAAGAGTAGATAGGAACATGAGCATGTCGCCCGTCTGTACACGCTCTTAGCGTGCCAACATTTATAATGAGACTCGATTACGGGATTTCTTGCGCTCCGCTTCCACATTCCTATCCACTCTTCATATACTATTATACAGTAAAGTAAACTGTTTGTCAAGTTATTTCTCAACTATTTTCACTGGCAGAGCCGACAGGATTCGAACCTGTGGAAGTTTTATTAAACCCCTCTTCATTAGCAATGAAGTGCTTTAGGCCACTCAGCCACGACTCTATTAATTTTGGCGGAGGACACAGGATTCGAACCTGCAAAGTTTTTACGCCCGGCTGTTTTCAAAACAGTTTCCTAACCACTCGGCTATCCTCCATTGTCACACTTATATTTAAATCCCATCTTCTCTACTTCATCCAAAGAATACGGTTCTGCTCTACACTTTATAACCGATTCATCGTTTTCTGCACCCCTACTATAAGTAATAAAGGTGTCGCATTTATCACAATGTGTATAGAACTCTTGCACTTTATCGGGGTCAATCATGTCTAAACCACACATATAATCTTTTGATTGCCAGTTCATTTCATTCGACCCACACTTTGGGCATTTTATGTCTACGTTTATTTCATCATACATTCCCATAATGTTACCTGTATATTGTTTTTTTGGTAGGACAGGAAAGAGTCGAACTTTCGTCGCAAGTATATCAGACTTGTATTCTAACCATTGAACTACTGTCCTATATATTTTGGTGGAGATGACTGGAATCGAACCAGCGACATTTTACTTGCAAAGCAAATGCTCTACCGACTGAGCTACATCCCCAATTTATTTTGTCGATTTTGGAGTGGCCGACAGGATTTGAACCTGCGTTATACGGATTTGCAATCCGTTGCCTAAGCCGCTCAGCCACAGCCACATTTTCTTTTGGGTTGATTGACGGGAATCGAACCCGCAACCTTTTGAACCACAATCAAATGCTCTACCGATTGAGCTACAATCAACATCAAACTGGTACACCCCCAAGGACTCAAACCTTGATCGTCGGATTCGAAATCCGAAATGCTATTCATTTACACCAGGGGTGCATTAGTATGGTACACTCGACTGGACTCGAACCAGTGACCGATTCATTAGAAGTGAATTGCTCTAATCCAACTGAGCTACGAGTGCATTTGGTGGGCGATGCTGGGCTCGAACCAGCGACATTTTGCGTGTAAAACAAACGCTCTCCCAACTGAGCTAATCACCCTACTTTGGTACGGAAGAAGGGCATCGAACCCTTGATGTGATCTTTAATCCGTGCAAGATTTTAAGTCTTGTGTGTTTCAACCAGCTTCACCACTTCCGCATTAATTTGGTGCCGATAGAAAGATTCGAACTTTCACTGAATCCTTTTGGTAGGGGTGAGAGGATTCGAACCTCCATAACTTCTCAGCCTAAATGAGACGACTTTACCAGTTTGCCCACACCCCCATTTTGGTATCGGCGTTAATGTTTGGTGGGGAACCTAGGACTTGCACCTAGTGGGTCACAATGACACCTGTTTTACAGACAGGCCCGCTACTCGTTACGGTCTACTTCCCCACAAAATCAATCGAGTAAAACCTTCAATGTTTCTACATATTTCGCAATCGCATGAGTTAACCCATCTGTCTTACTTATTAGTCCATTATCGTTGTCTGGTCCCCAATTACCCGTTTCACTATCTATGAAAAGTCCTGTATGACTATAAGGCCAAGGAGGAGTAAAAGGAATAGGATCACTACGACGAACCACTCTCCAATGAGTAGGTTGTCCGTTAAACAAAACTTGAGAAGAAATTTTTGGTGATCCGTAAGAGAAAATTTGAACATTATGGCCTCTCCTGTGGAACCACATTCCTATTATTTGTGCAACAGCTCCACCCAAACTGTGACCGGTAATGTGTACGGTGTGTTCAATCGTATAACTATTATCCAACGATTGCATTACAATTACAGCGGCATCTCTAAATCCCTTATGTAGATAAATCCCCAACAATTCATCCTCTACCAATCTCACGTCAATATCAGATTGTATGTTGCTCTCATTGGATGTACCTCTGATAACAATTACCGATATTCCGTTTAATTGTTTCACCTCAAATGCAACTTCGTCTTTTTGGTCTCCGCCACTATCATAAATTGTTTTGCAATATTCTGCGTGTTCTATGAGAGAAGTCAACGTAACGGGTAAAGTACTTTTATCACCACCACCCAAATCATTGTTTTTATCTACTACGTTTTTTGCACATCCACTAAGAGATATTATTATCCCTATTAGAATGAACGTCAAACTCTTATTTTTTCTTCTAATCATTTATACCTAATATAGATTCAAATGATAAATAAAACATTACTCAATCCCACCAAATGTCTATTGATTGTTTCTACATTTCATAGATAATTGACAAAATCCATCCTTAAAGTTTTGCCAAACTTCACCATGTATTCCAAATTGACCGTTGATTATGTCCCACGAACCTGCGAAAATGGGTAATCCAAAAATAGATATAATCATTGCCCCCAACATACCAAAAAGGAACGATGTGTAAGACAACCTCAACCATTTATACTTTACGAGTGCGAGTGACCTACCACTGATATACATTTCCTTAGCTAATGTGTCGTATATCTTATCATCAGTCATCAACGAATTTGCATAATGTTCCTTGTATTCATCCATTTCCATGTGTGAAAAATGACCGAAGTAGAGTGGGTCAAAATACAAAGATTTCCTATTCAAATTTCCATTTTCATCTTTTGGATATTTGGTATTAGGTATTATAGCAATTATCGCACATAGTAATGAGATGATACAACAGGTTGCAAAAAACATCAACGGATATTTTAGGATTTCGTTGTCTAATTCAGCAACAGTTACAGAAAACACGATGGCAGTAACAGTAATCATAATATTGGCCTTTGCATCAGCCATTATATTCAATCGCATCTGATTGGTAACATTTAATCTGAAAATGTTATCAACGGCTGTTCTGTCCTCTGGTACACCATCAAAGAAGTTTTTACTGTTGTGTTGCATAAACTACTTCAACGGTGGCGCATATAACAATCCTCCATGATTGTACAGTCTATTCAGACCTCGTTTTAATCCAAGTGAAGTGTTTTCTCCTACATTACGTTCATATATTTCTCTATAGTTCCCAACTTGTTTGATTATATTATACGACCAAGTTGCACCCAACCCAAGTTTTGCTCCAAGATGGGGGTGATCTTTTCCATTTTTTTCACCCATAAAGCGTTGAATGTTTGGGTCTATGTTATTCTTAAAACTGTCTATGTTCTGGGAGTTTATCCCCATTTCTTCGGCAATAAACAAAACATATACTGTCCACCGAATAACATCCGACCATTTCTGATCGCCGTATCTAACAACAGGCCCAAGAGGTTCTTTTGAGATAATCTCTGGAAGTATCATGTGACGATCAGGATCATCAAAACTCAATCTATTAGATGCAAGACCTGACCTGTCTGTACCATACATATCACAATCACCCCTTTTATATACATTTTTCGTCTTTTCTGTAGATTTCACAGCAACAGGAATATAACTTATCCCATGTAATTCCATAAAGTCTGCAATGTTCTTTGCCGCCGTTCCTGTTCCACTGAAACATATCCTAGCACCCTCCATCTGTTTTGCAGAAGATACACCAAGAGTTTTCCTCACAATAAACCCCTGACCATCATAGAATGTTGTCGGCATGAATTCTAATTTCTTTGCAACATTTCTCGTAAAGGTATATGTGGTTGCCGCAGAAAGAATATCTATTGAACCGTCTATCAAAAATTCAAATCGAGTTTTCCCATTGACAATAGTAAATTCAATTGCTTCTGCATCACCAAACATTGCGGCCGCAATTGCTCGACAAATATCAACATCAAAACCCCCCCATCTACTACCATCTTCCGAACTCCATGATTCACGAGAGAAGCCAGGGAACTCATCATTAGTACCACAAATAACATACCCTCGTTTATTCACTCGATCAAACGTTGAACCATGTGTCGGATTGTATTCTGATATGATTTGTCCTTCGACCGCAGACACAGACATCATCCAAAATACCCAAATTAAAGATATGCCAATTTTATCCATCATATTCATTGTAATGCCCGATATATGGCTAGCAATTCTTCATCAGCGATTGGAGTAGTCATTGTGTAATATCTCTGATGACCGACTAACATGAATGATTTAATGTCAGAAAAACTTGGATATTTCAACAAGAGATTGTGAAGTAGATAATCTGGACTCAAATGACAAGATGAGCATTGATTGTCTTTCGCAAAAACTCTTGTCGCCTTTTTAAATCGTTCTGATTGTACCAGTACTGAATTGAGATCCTTTTCCATCCATGTAACCTTTTCGTCAATGTCTGGAATAACCATGAAAACCATATACACAAGAAGACCTATGATAACATAAATCCACACCTTACTGGCCGCAACCATTCCCTTAGTTTCAAGTTCAAGTTGCTCTAAACGATTTGCATGTTCTTCTGTAATTTCAAGATGGTTTCTATCATTTGTGTGTTCTTCCATAATCTACCTCACTTCTTTCCTACTTCATTAAGTTTTTTAGTGATCTGTTGCTGAAACCACTTCAATACGATGGGGATACTTACATTAGAGGTCAATCCAAACAGATACCCAATAGGATACCGATACCCTTCATATTCTTTTAATTGAGGAATGTTCGTAAACACAACCGTTATGAGCATGTAACCTGTTACAGACATTCCCATGTTGATGAAAAGGTCGAAGAGTATCAAACACTTTTTTGTATATTTTTCTTTATTGTCTGTCCTGTAATTAAACAGGAATATGAAAAATGATGAGAATAAAACCAAACCCATCATCATAAATTCAGACGCATTGAATAATTCGTTCATTCGTGCCTCATGTGTAACCTATTTCTTTCGGTTGTTTAATTGTATCAAAAGCACTTGCATGATGGACTCCAATTCTTTTTGCTTTTTTAAATGCTTGCATATTTTTCAATTCCATTTCCTTTTACTGGTCGGAAAAGGAGGATTCGAACCTCTAACTCATGCTCCCAAAGCAAGTGTGTTACCGGATTACACCACTTTTCCGATTATGTTTTTTGGTGCGAAGTTCAGGTTACGCTCCCGATTCTTCAGTGCTTCAAACTGACGTGATGACTACATCTACCAACTCCGCATTGGCAGGGACACCTAGAATCGAACTAAGATCAATTGGATCAAAACCAATTGTGTTACCGTTACACCATATCCCTATATGGTGCGTCCAGAGGGACTCGAACCCACAACCTTCTGATTAAAAGTCAGATATTCCACCAGTTGAATTACGGACGCATTATATTGTTTGCATCCGTACTACACTTGGTAGAGGATGCCTAACTAAATTGCGGTTTCATTTGTTTATATTTCTGTTTCATTCTAGTTGATCTTTGTTTTAGTTTATCAAAGACAGGGGTCGATCCCCGCTACGCAGTAATCAACCCACTCAGTCAATTTATTTTTTACTTTTTTGTTATATAATTCTGATACAAAAACTCAAGTTCGTGAGAATCGAATATCTGTACATACCCCTCGGGCATAGTGACATACCAATCGTCTGCTCCATATCTAGTATATTCATTATATTCCGACTCATCGGTTAATACTTTCACGACTACCATTTCTCGGATGTCGATAATTTTCAAAGGCTTTATGGTATTTACTGGTATCATTTTTTTATGTTGATGATTTCAGTTCTACAACAAAATCACTTCTGAACTGTGGATTCAATTCATGTTTATAATACCCACGAGGATTGCAAACCACTCTTGTATTGTTTATCTGATAATCAAAAGATTGGTGACAATGCCCGTGTATCCAAAGGGATACATTTTGAAATTTGCCATTATAAAAATCTTCATCTAAATCAGACACAAAACCAGAATTGAGAATACTCCCCCTGTATCGGGAACTTACGCTTCTTTGAGACGGTGCATGATGTGATACAATCACATTTGGTTTGTCTGAAACGATGGATTTTTTGAAAAACTCTAATGTTTTTTCGTGAAAATCATACGCATCATCGGGATCAAAAATCTTTCCCTTGTGACTTATAATCCTGAAGTCGTTCATCGAATGCCGTAAATATGATTTGGCCGGTGGATTATTTCTTTTCATATCCGTCCAAAGTGTACCACCGATGAAATTAACACCATCAATTTCTACTACATCATCGTCAAGAAAATGTAAAAGTGGAAACTCTGCTTCTATTTTTCTCCATACTTCTTTGACTTCTTCGATACCAGTTGAATAAAATTCATGGTTACCAAGTATGTATATAATCGGCTTACTGTGGTCACACAGTAATTTATCAATGAATGGGAGAGCAGAATTACCAACACCCACGTCACCAGCAAGAACGATAATATCCGAATCTGTATTTTTAACATTGAATTTATGCTCCGAAAATTCGAGATGTAAATCTGATAAAATTTGGATTTTCATTTACAGTGTT